GGATTCATCGATGGCGTGATCAAGTGCAAAGGAAAACGTGGGGAGGACCTGTACTGGATCATTGACTGGAAGACCTCTAATAGAGGGTGGTTTAGAGAACAAAAGCAAGACGTAACCAAGCAATACCAGCTGGCTCTATACAAGAACTATTGGAGTAAGAAGCATCCCGATGTTCCGTTCAAGGACATCAGATGTGCATTTGTTATTCTTAAAAAGTCTGCAAAGCAAGGCAACCACTGCGAGCTGTTTGCTGTCTCCTTGGGCGAAGTTCCCGTACAGAGATCTCTAAAAGTCGTGAACAACATGGTCACGTCTGTAAAGAAGGGGCTTGTCATTAAAAATAGAGACTCATGTCAATGGTGTGAATACAAGGGTACTGTCCACTGTACATGATAAAAGACTTCACTTTGTTACGACATTTTCGATTTATCGTAATATAGAACCAATGAGCAAAAAGACGATATTATTTCTTAGTGACCATCCGCTTTCGACTTCCGGAGTAGGAACGCAAGCACGGTGGCTCATCACGGGACTTGTGAACACGGGAAAGTATTCATTTCGCTGCTTTGGAGGTGCAATGAAACACGACAATTACGATACAGTCGTTGTCAATCCCGACTTCATAATCAAACCCACCGACGGATTCGGAAACAAGGCACTATTACGTAAGACTCTTGCGCAGGTCAAGCCTGATGCTCTAGTGCTCTTCACCGATCCCCGTTTCTTCATCTGGGCTTGGGAGATGGAAGACGAGATCCACCAGGTCTGCCCAATTGCTTATTGGCACTTGTGGGACAACCCTCCGTGGCCCGAATTCAATCGTCCACTCTACGAAGCAACGGACCTAGTGAACTGCATCAATTATCCGACCTATGAAATGGTCAAGGAAAGATTTCCTGAAAAGACTAACTACATTCCCCACGCAGTTCCTGCAGACCTCTATAAGCCGCTACCGCAGAACGAAGTTCTAAAATTCAAGAGCATGCTGCTTGGTCCTGAAAGGCTCGATCACTTTGTGTGTCTTTACGTCTCTCGTAACGCTAGAAGAAAGATGCCAAGTGATATCTTGACTTCGTGGAAATTGTTTGTGGACGAGTTGTCTGCCAAATACGGTCATCGCAAAGCAACGTTGATTATGCACACTGATCCTCTTGACCAAGAGGGCACCAATCTATATCAGGTAATCGATATGTTGGGTGTAAAAGACAGTGTCGTCTTCTCAAAAGATAGAATTAACTTTGAGCAGATGTCACTCATCTACAATGTATCAGACACGATAGTCAACAGAAGCTGCAACGAGGGATTCGGGTTGCCCACATTAGAGATGATGATGTGCGGTAAACCAATAATTGCAATCAAGACGGGCGGCCTGACTCGACAAGTTGAAAATCCAGAAACTGGAGAGCAATACGGAATTGGGTTGAACCCCGACGTTCGAACGTTGATAGGCAACCACATGGTACCTTACATCTATGAAGACTTTGTCTCGCACGAGACGCTAAAGAAGGCCTTTGTAGAAATGTACGATATGGGACCCCAGAAGAGAGCTGAACTCGGCGCAAAAGCACGCGCGAGAGCAAAAATAGAATATGACGTGAATAAAGTCGTGTCAGAGTGGGACAGGACTCTAGAGAAAACCATCGATGAATTCAAGGCTCGCAAGGGCGGCCACTGGGAGTGTAAAGAGCTATGAAAAGTGTTCTAATGCGGGGGCCTGTTCTAACGCAGTCAGGGTATGGTGTGCATGCCCGACAAGTTTCCCAGTGGTTATTGAATCAACCAAATCTTGATGTATCATTCCAGGCTCTTCCGTGGGGTGATACACCGTGGCTAATTAATCACCAGGGTTGCAACGGTCTAGTCGGAAGAATAATGGACAAGACCGTTGACCCTACGGGAAAAATCTACGATGTAACACTACAGCTTCAGCTTCCCAATGAGTGGGATCCCAGATTAGGGCGTAAAAATATAGGTATCACCGCAGCAATTGAGACAGACCGCTGCAATCCCAGCTGGATCAAAAACTGCAATGACATGGATGCCGTGATCGTCCCGTCTAAGCATTCAGCCTCTTCTTTAACGTCATCTGGGAACGTAACGAAGCCGCTCTATGTCATCCCAGAGTCCTACAGCGAAGCGATCGTTGACCGCCAGAGTACAACGATTGACACTCTAGAATTGTCGACTAAATTCAATTTCCTTCTATTCGGCCAAATAACAGGGAATAATCCAGAGAACGATAGAAAGAACATCTTCTATACGATCAAGTGGTTTTGCGAAGTTTTCAAGGATGATCGTGATGTGGGTCTAGTTGTCAAGACCAACTCTGGTCGTAATACAACGATCGATCGCAAGATAGTGACCCAGACACTAGAAGCACTCATCCGTGAAGTTCGCAAAGGAATGTACCCAAGAATCCATCTTTTGCATGGTGAATTATCTGATCACGAAGTAGCTTCTCTATATAGACACCCACAGATCAAAGCTCTTGTTTCTTTGACCCGCGGCGAAGGGTACGGTCTTCCGATTCTTGAAGCTGCAGCTTCTGATCTGCCCGTTATCACGACGGGGTGGTCAGGACACGTTGATTTTTTGTCAGAGGGCAAATTTATCGAAGTCGACTATAAGCTTGACACGATACACAGCTCAAGGGTCGACAACAAGATCTTCATGTCGGGATCAAGGTGGGCTACGCCTTCTGAAGACGATTTCAAGAAGAAGATCGTCAAGTTTAGATCTAACAACAGTATTCCGTCTGAGTGGGCAAGGGGACTGGGTGAGAAGCTAAGATCAAGCTATTCACTGCAGGAGATTGAAAAAATGTATACTAACAAACTCGGAGAGTTTCTTTGCTGATAGCTCTGTGTATATTATTGACCCTGCTCACGGGAGGGTCGACCCTCCTATGCATCAGAAGCATAGGAAGGAATTTTGAGCTGATGGGAAGACTTCAAGAGATCGACGAAGCACTTCAAAGCTCAATAATCATCCTGAATGCACAACATGATATAATAGACAAAAAGACTAAAATCGAACTTTTCTCTGATGACCCAATAGTCAGAGAGCTAGTATCAGATATGGCAACTGCCAAAGAATCTGTGGCTGCAGTCGCAAAGCTGCTGGATAGTGTCACGGAAGACGAGGAGACACCAACAGAAGAAGAAGACAATGACGCAGATTCAAAAGACAGCAACAGCTAAAAGAAGAGGAAGATCTAAGAAACAAAAGGGCAACTCTCCTGACATTCTTGATGATATTCTTGATGACAGTAAGATCAAAGAGAAGACAGAGAAAACCAACCCTAAGTTATACTTCAACACAGACACACAGACCGCAATCGTCAAATTTCAGTCTGAAATTGTGAAGAAAGAAAGAGATCGTCTCTACGTTCAAGAGATAATGCCCGCTTTTGAGAAGCTAGTCGAGAATCTCATCAACATTCACAAGTTCACTGGTATGCATCACACATATGACGAGCTCAAGAATGATTGCGTAAACTTTCTATTTGAAACAATCCACAAGTTCGATGCCTCGAGAGGTACCAACGCATTCTCTTACTTCAACGTCGTTGCTAAAAATTGGCTTATCATCAAGACAAAGCACAAGGCACAACGTGCAAAGAGAAGTGTGAGCTTAGACGATCCAACATCTCTTACAGCATATGAAACACTCATCATTGAGGAGCATGAATGTCTTCCCCCACAGGATGCACTGATCGATGCTGTCGACTCTGTTGAACACACGGTTGAGCTGCTTTACGATATTCGGTCTAAGGTGAAAACCGAAAACGAATTAGCTTGTATAAATTCTATCATCACGATCTTTGAGAACATTGACGACATTGATCTACTAAACAAGAGTGCAGTGCTCTTGTATATGCGTGAGCTCTCAGGCTTGTCTCCAAAGCAATTAACGACAGTCATGCAGTCTATTAGGCGACACTACAAAAAGCACAAGACAGATTCAAAAGACGCAAGATAATTTATTCATGGGAATCAAGGCAGACTCTGAGCTAACAGTTGAAAGTAAGATCAAGGATTTCGGAGAACTTCTCGAGCAGATAGACGGTGTATCTGACAAGAAGAAGAAGCTCTGGAAGGAGATCTACGAGAATGCAATCACAGATCGTCAGAACTCATACGTCTTGTTTAATCAACTCGTAGATATAGTTCAAGACAAGAGTGCCGAACATGCAATTCACGGCAGGACATTGGCCATTTACATTGAGAGGATGAGCAAGGCCAATGACCAGATCATACGTCTTGCTGAACTAGTTTCTAAATCTGAAAAGAAAGACGACCCAGAGATAGACCCAGAAGAGATGTTCAAGAAGATCGGTGGGTAGTCAAAAATGAAGTTTCAAGATTCAATATCTAACAACATAAAAAGGTTCTCTGAAGGAACACTGAGTAGCAGAGAATCTGAACAAAGATTTATACCCGATCAACTGCCACACTTCGTTAGAATGGTCGTTCTAGAAGTGATATCTGATCCCACAAATGACTGTAAAGACGAAAAGAGAAAAACGTACTGGCAATCACTGGGAATCACAAATATGAAGTACGCAGACGTGCTTCCCCGAAATACGATTATAGCAAAAAGGGTCGGTGAAAATTCTGATCCTCTTTTTGTTTTTCCATTTTTTCCTTCGCATCTGTCTTTACCCTGCAAGCCAGGCGAGGCAGTCTGGACACTATTGGAAAGCCCCGCCTCAAATAAGTCTGATGTCGCTTATTGGTTTTGTAGAATTATTGAAACCTCAGTTGCCGACGATGTCAATCACGCTCACCCCAGCACTAGAAATTCAGAAATTAGCTATTTCCCAACTACTTTTGAAAGGCACGAAAATGAATCGTCTATCAATGACAGTTCATACGCATGGCATGAGCTTAGAAACGCTCCCGTCGTTCAGATAGACGATGATAGAATCACGAGTCAGCACAGTCCAACACTCCCCAGCGATGATGAAGACGTATTTGAAAAATTGGTTACTAGCACCGATGCTTCAAGAGTCACGACATATGAGTCGGTTCCCAGATTTAGATCTAGACCCGGTGACGTTGTTTTAGAGGGCACAAATAACACGTTGGTCGTGTTGGGCACAGACAGAACGGGTCCTCTTGCAGAGTATTCAGACCCTGTCACAGACTTAGACCGATTTTCAAAAACAAAGATACAGGTATATCCAAAAAAAGACATTAGAGGGTCTGCTGGATCTATAGATTTAGTTGCTGGTCGTGGCCAAACTGACGAAACTTTTGGTAAGTCTTCAGACACTACAAGCATTCGAGACGTTAGAGGAAAGACAAAGGGTTCTTTCATAAAGAAAGAGCTTAACAAATCACCCGATAGCTTATCGATCCGTGAAGGAGATCCTGACCTTAAGAATGACAGAAGCAGAATTTTGATATCTCAAAGAACTAATACAGATGCAAATTTTTCTTTATCTGACTACAATAAAGACTTTTCAATAACTGACGGAGCAGCAGGTGATGCTTCAATAATCCTGAAGAGTGACAAGATCCGCGCAATCAGCCGTTCAGATGTTGAGCTAATTTCAACCGGGTTTAACATCAAGCAATCTCCTGATGGCGTTGATATAAAAGAAGAGATCAACGATGCTGATAAGTGGGCATCATTGATGCTCAAACAAAATGGTGATGTCGTTGTCAGCACGTCTAAAGATCGCGTATTCTCTGTTGGTCAAAATAAAGACGCAGTAGACACAAGCAAAGCTTTGTTGACTCTTGATTCAGGAAACAATCGATTCATCGCTCCTCTGCCCAACAACGGATCTGCAATCATAGGCAGCGACAAAGTAGATACAGCTCTTAGCGTCTTTGACAACTCATCGAACAAAATAACTTTTGGAGGCGGCGGAGCGGGCGCTTTGCAAGTGCTTGACGTTAGCGGTAAAAAAGTAAATATTGCAGACAACTTAGCAGTCTTTGATGCATCTTCAAATCGTGTCTCTATCGGGGGAGGAGCCATTGTGATAGACTTGAATTCAAGCACAATAGCAATAGGCGGGACTGCGATAGTGATCAATGCTTCTTCTGGTATACTTTCTTTAGCTGGTGGGAATTTAACTTTGCCCGGGGCCCCAACACCCCTCACAGCTGCGAATGTGACGGGAAGATCTTCAGGTGGAGGATCAAACACTTCAATCTCTTCACCTACAAGCCCGAATCCTGCTGCTGGACCACTTGTTACTGCTGCCAAATCGGTAGAGACCACGAATGCAATAAACGGTCTACAGGCTCAGATCGACGCAATCAATACTTTCATACAAGGACTATCGAGTGCATTGCCTCCCGTCGCGACGCCTGCTCAAGCAGTAAATACTGCAATTAGTACAGCTAAGGTTTCAGTGTCAGCTGCAGTATCAACTATAAGCAGCAAGTCAAAGATAACGTAATGAAGTCAATGCCCACCAGAATCGTGGGTCTAAGTTGCTTACACCTATAATTAGACTTATGGCAACGTATAGCTTCAAAAGTGTTGGTAAAACACAAGATCAGATAATTTCTGAAGTTCTTGCTACGTCTGCAATTCCCTTCGGCATAAAAACGCCCCTAGAGTTGGGCAGTAAATCGGAGGGGATATTTGCAATGAACTACAGTATTGAAGATCAGATGGCAGACAACCTCCGAAATCTTCTTTTGACAAATTGGGGAGAGAGATTAGGGCTATACGACTTTGGAGCCAATCTAAAACCCCTGACAACAGATCTAGTGTCTCAGGATGATTTTGATACACAAGCCATCACTAGAATAAGGGATGCTGTTGGGAGATGGATGCCGTATATAGAACTTGAGACGTTTAGTTCTCAAATAGATAATCTAGAGAATAAGAACACTGGTGTCATAAGAGTCAATATCAAATACAACGTACCCTCATTCGGAGCTTTCGGAAAAGGTCTACAAATTGTTTTGTATGTAATATAGCAGAAATTCTACTTATCGCTAAGAGACACAACCGATGGCCCTAATAAATAACAAAGTATCTCTGACCAATGTCCGCCAAAGAAATTATCTAGCAAGAGATTTTGATGGATTCAGAACTGTGCTTCTAGACTACGCAAGACAATATTACCCTGATAGAATACAGGATTTTTCTGAAGCATCGATGGGTGGACTTTTACTAGACATGGCTGCGTACATTGGTGACAACATGTCTTTCTATCTGGATCATCTGCACGGCGAATTGAATGCGGACACAGCAGTCGAAACGTCCAGTATACAAACGATACTCAGAAATTCAGGTGTTAAAGTAACGGGTGCTTCTGCTTCGATAGTGGACATTGATTTCTACGTAGAGGTACCATTACTTGATGATGGATCGCTTAGACCCGATCCCGCGTTGATACCCACGATACTAGACGGTACCAGTGTAAGGTCTTCAAACGGAACTGAATTCACACTATTAGAAAATGTGCAATTTTGGGATTATGACGCGTCGGGATCTGTCGTGTTAGCAAGTGATGTAGCGGTATCAAATGGTAGGAGGGTAGCAGGAAGCCTGGTGTCTAAGATATTGAAGAAATCGGGCCGCGCTACTTCTGGATCGCAGACTACAGAATCTTTTGCAATCGGAGACTTTATTCCCTTTAGACGTGTGCAGCTTTCTAACCCTGACGTTACGCAGATAATCAACGTTATTGACGGATACGGCAACATCTATTATGAAGTTGAGACTTTGACTAATGACGTTGTGTATAAGAATGTGCTTAATTCTGCTGGTGACAATAATTTGGTGAAAGATTCACTTAAAGTAATACCTGCTCCATACAGATTCATAACTGAAGTTGCATTGGGAAGTAGAACAACGAGCATGACATTCGGCGGAGGGTCCGCTGACAGCATAAATTCAGGTATAGTCCCGGACCCATCTGAATTTGCGATACCTCTTCCCTTTTCTCAGACTTTCTCAAGAGTTGCAGTAAACCCACAAAAACTTTTGCAGACTTCGACGTTGGGTGCAGCGACTGCAAATACAACTTACAGCGTAACTTACAGGTACGGTGGTGGCTTATCTCACAACGTATCCGCAAATTCAGTTAGAAATATAACAGTGCTCAATATAAATTTTCCGCTGAACCCGAGCCCTGGTCAACAGTTGCAGGTTAGAAATTCTGTTGAAGCTTCAAATCCGAGTCCGTCTGCAGGTGGTGATGATGCACCATCGACGGACGCACTGTTGGCACTTGCACCGGCAACTAAAAATGCTCAAGAAAGAATTGTAACGCGGGAAGATCTACTTGCAAGAGTGTACACTCTACCGAGCAACTTTGGAAGAGTGTTCAGAGCTTTAGTAACTAGCAATCCCGACAATCCATTGGCAGCCCGACTATTCATTATATCAAGGGACGCAAATTCAAAACTTACTGCGTCGCCCGACACTCTGAAGATTAATTTAAAGAAATATCTGAATGCCTATAGAATGATATCTGACGCAGTTGATATCTTTGATGCATCTGTAATAAATCTTGAACTAAAGTTTTCGATTGTCGTTGATCCGTCTTTGAACAAAAGCATTGTCATACAAAACATAATAACTGACTTGAAAAAGCAGTTTGATGTTACGAATATGCAAATCAATCAGCCGATTGTGATATCCGACGTCATATCGACGATCTTCAGCAGATCAGGGGTAATAGCTGTAGATAACGTTAAATTCAACAATCTTTCTAATACAGTAGCAAATCGTGATTATTCAAGCACTATTTTTGACCCAGACCTGAATACTCGAAATCAAATAATCTATCCCCCAGATGGATCGATCTTTGAGATTAGATATCCCGACGTGAACATCATTGGAAAGGCAGTGTCCAGTGTTTAAAAGCATCAAAGCTGACAAAGATTCATACATCACTGATAAAGTTGTATCGAATACCCGAAGGACCGTAAGCAATACGGGAAATGCTGGCACTTTAGACGTATTCAAGCTTTACGGAGCTTCTTTTAGCGGATCGATTCCCAATACTGAAAAATCAAGAGCACTGTTGCACTTTGATCTGGATCCCCTGAGAGAACTTGTAAGAGATAACCAAATCGATATAAACAAACAAAGTTTCTGGTGCAAGCTAAAATTGCACGATGTCTATGGAGGACAACCGACCCCAGCCAACTTTGTGCTGAGCTTGTTCCCACTATCTGCGTCTTTTGACGAAGGAGTGGGAAGAGACGTTTCATACTACTCTGATAAAGACGCGTGTAACTGGATTTCCTCTTCATTTGGTGTGAATTGGATAGCACCTGGTGCTAGCGCGGGCGGGTTCTCTACTTCCTCGGTCGACTACATTACATCTTCTCCCAACATACCTGTGACTGAAGTCACACAGACTTTCAAGACGGGCACAGAAGATCTCTTGATCGATGTGACTGCTATAGTATCTGCAACTCTATCAAAAGAACTGCCCGACAGCGGGTTTAGATTGTCTTTTGCTTCTCAGTTAGAAGCAGATCAGAAGACTTACTTTGTCAAAAGATTTGCAAGCAGAAGTGCTTTTGATGAAAGGAAACATCCACAGCTAGTATTCGGATTTGATGATTCAATAAGAGACGATACACCAAACCTATCATTCAACCACGCACAACGGATAGTTCTATACAACTACATCGGTGACTCATTAGAAAACTTGACGTCAGGAAGTAATCAAGCAGCAGTACTGGGCTCTAATTGCTTATTCTTGATGTTGACTGCAACTTCTTCACTGGGAAGCTATACGCAATATTTTACGGGATCCCAGTATTCCTATGACGCACCAAGCACAGCTTTTGTATCAGGTACGTACTACTCTGATGTAACCGTCTTAAGATCAGATCAGTATATTGCTAACTCACTGTCAATTTCGGGCAGTGTCAAGCTGACTCCTGTGTGGATGTCGCTTGATAAGACCGTCCCGTACGCAACCGGGAGTGTGCTTCAGTTTAATCTACCATCCAGCACTTCTGCAAGGTCTACAGATAGATTCACCGTAAGCGTCAATAATGTCTCAGAGCAATACACACAAGGAGACTTAGCATTTGCGCGGTTAAACATATTTGATCAAACTACCCCATACGTAAAAGTCGTCAGATTGCCTGTTGAACTTCCCGGTATAGTCGTTAAAAATGCTTATTATCAGATCAGAAATTCTGTGACGGACGAAATATTGATACCATTCGACGAGGACAAAAAATCAACTCTTGTCTCTAACGATAGCAAGGGGATGTTCTTCAAATTTGATACAAGTTGCTTACCCTCGGGCCATTCTTACACGATTGATATATTGATAGATAGGAATGGAATAAAAACAAGATATCCCGCATCGTCTCCCAACTTCAGAGTAGTCTAAGTCAACATGACAACAAGACCAAGATCAATATACGTCCCAAGCTATTACAAAGCTGTCAGATTCGATAGTCGCCCCGTCTTTTCTTCTAGGCAAGGCAACGACTCAGAGTTGGTCAATTCTAACATCGATAGCACTAGCTCGTTTAAGTATGATCCAGTCGATGCACCACTTAAAAGCACACAGCAGCTAAATGTAGATTGGAGCAAATTTGAAAATCATTGCTTTTTCTCTTCGGCAGAAGTAAAAGTAAATGAGGCATTCAACAACATAATCAACGGGTACCCGTTCGATGGATCTAAAAAAGAAGTCGAAGATTTCTTAGAAAAACTTACAGGATTTGAAAGATACGTTTATGATAGATTTCCGCGCTGGAGCGGAGCACTGCAATTCAGCGGCACACAAGTCAATGAAGACCCCAGCAATGGTTATAACCCACATCTCGGGACGTGGATTGGTGTAAAAGATAAATCCGGTGTATTGTATCCCAGCATAGCAAAAAATAGTCAAGGCGAAGTCGTAATCAATCCGCAAGACCCTCGTTCTTCTTTCACTATAGAGGCTCTTGTACGACCAGCAAAATATGCTAATGACACTCAAGTGGTTTTTCAAAAATCGACTGTCCCTTCAATGGGATTAACATTCTATCTTGAACCCACAATTTCAAATGACAAAGTCGTAGGAGTGTTCACTGTTACAAGCGGCGCATACAGAAATTCTGTATCGGGTACACTTACGAAAGGTGTGTACAACCATGTGTGTATGTCATTGAACAAGAAAGACTTTAGAGAAGATTGTTTACAGTTTTTTGTGAATGAAAGCCTAACTCAAACTAGCAAAAACTTCATCAACTTCCAGAAACTTGACATCGACAACGCAGACTTCTTGATCGGATCGGGAAGCTCATTTTATGACGGCCCCACACTCATAAACCCAGCTCAGACCTACAGTGGATCAATCGATGAGCTTAGGTTGTTCCATGACGTAAGAGATATTGCAACACAAGTGCTGTATTCTACGCGCGGATTATACGCAACGCCAAGCTTGAAGCTTTACTATCGATTCAACGAACCATCAGGCACTTTCTCTTCCTCACCCACGACCAGTGCAATAATCCTTGATAGTTCAGGCAATTCTTTACATGCCTACATCAACAATTTTAACGAAGCACTGCATCTGAATGCTGGAGTTGACCCCCAGAATATTCTGATTAATGAGTCTGAAGACTTCAAAGTTGTTTTATTCCCATCACATCCTGACGTACAAAGCTTCAACTTGCAATTGCTTACGTCTGCTTTAAATTACGATAAAGCAAATCCCAACAACATCATCAAACTAATACCACAACACTATCTACTTGAAGGAGCAGCTCAAGATGGATTTTCAAGCCCTGAAGGTAGCGGTGGAGCACCCTACGGCGGTGATGGAATACCAGGCCAGGGTGTAAAGGGATCAGTACAGATTATTCTGACATTCTTGTATGTTTGGGCAAAATTCTTTGATGAAATAAAAGTTTACATCGATTCTTACAAGAATCTTAGGACCGTGACTTACGAGAACTATGACACAGTCCCTGATAATTTTCTTGAAGACATACTAAAAGACTACGGATTGCATCTGCCTAAGTTTTTTACGCATACTACAACAGAGCAATTCGTTGAAGGAGCTTACGTCGACGGATTTGATAACATAGGGTCACCATTGAAGAAGATACAGTCTCTTTTGCTAAGAAGAACAATGGTGAATCTAAAAGATATATTGAAGTCTAAGGGCACACAGCATAGCATCAAATCTTTCCTAAGGACGATAGGAATTGATCCTGATGTAAACATGCGTGTCAGAGAATATGGCGGGCCGACTACTAAACAGCTCACGACAATAAGGGAAACGCGCAGGGAACCTTTTGCATTTATCGACATGCAACCCAACGCATTAATCATTACAACACCTCTGTCATCTTCAAGGGTTGAGCCTGGATTTCCCGATCCCAACGGCACGTTTGTGTACAGCGTTGCTCCCAGCGTTAGAGTAGGGACTACGTCACCCTCTGACGGACTATTCACTTCTGGGTCTTGGAACGTAGAAGCCGTCTACAAGATACCCCAGCAGAAGCTGAGCACAATTGCTGATCAGCACGGAAGACAGTCACTTTTGAGGATATTCAACACAGGCAGCGCCGCGGGATTTGATCCGGCCTTGATTGTGAATGTGATTGCTACTCCCGCAACAAAATACCCGCAGGTCCCAGCAAAAGTGCAGGCCTTTTTAAGACCAGGTATCGACGCCTCCGCGCCTCTGCTAACACTGACGGTGCCTCTAAGCGGATCAGGGATATTTGATGGTGACACATGGAATGTCGCACTCGGAAGAGCCCGCAATGACTCTTTTGGATCCGAAGTTTCATCTTCGTATTATTTGCGAATTGCAAAGACCGACGACGGAAGCATCATTGAAGAGTACACGACACAACAGTATTTTGACGAGATTGCAGGAACTACTCCCACAAACGTCTTTCAGTCTTATGGGGCCTCATACAATGCATCGGGAAGCTATATTGCAATAGGTGGAGGACAAAGCATCCCCGTGTCAATTGCATACAAGCACCTGAATGACACGCTCAATGTAGATGACATAGCAAGAGTGACAGACTATGCAGGGTGGGTGTCACATCTCAAGTTCTGGTCGAAAGATATGTCTATTCAGGAGTGGAAAGAGCACGTCAGGAACCCAAGTTCTTGGGGAGTTGCGGATCCCAAGAAAAACTACAACTTCGTCAAGAATGTCTCGGGTTCTTTTGAAAAGCTTAGACTCGACACATTGACCAAGCAACCCCAACGAATTGCAGATTCTCTAGGAAACATTGAGTTTTTAGATTTCACGCAGACTCGTATGGCAGTCAGTGGTACAGGATTCACCTCGGGCACCGAGGTTGTCGTGGGTGATATATTCTCATATAGCCATCTTGCCACTAAATTTGACGAGGTATCGACGGACGACAAGATTAGAGTCAGGAGCTTCAGCGAAAAGACTAACCTTGATGAGAATCCGTGGGCAGTCCCAGTTCCCTCATACTCAAGTGAGCTCATGTTTCTTAGCGAAGAACCTCAGGATGACCTTCGACTATCAATCGAATTTTCACTTGTTGATTCGCTCGACAAAGATATCGTCAACATGTTCGCTTCGTACGATGTCATGAATGACGCTTTAGGGCGTCCCGAACTCATGTTCTCACCCGACTATCCTGATCTTGAAATATTGCAAGATGTTTATTTCAACCGATTCTCTGACAAGATGGATTTCAGGAAATTCATGGAGTTTTACCGGTGGTTCGATGGAACTATCTCGACCTTCATCGATCAGCTGATTCCAAGCAAGACACGGTTCAAGGGAGCAAACTTTGTAGTAGAGTCACACATGCTTGAGAGGCACAAGAACATTTATCGCCATGACGGAAACTATGTGGGCATGAAGCAGACGATTGACGATAGCTTATTGTTACAACAGATAGTTGGATCATTCAGGAAATATTGACATGCCAGGCAAAAGTGACATATCACAAAACATATCCATCACCTTCGAAGGCAATTTTTTCAACACCCCTGAACAGATAGCGATAAAGAAAAAGAACACGTTCTTAGACACTTTTGAGGCCAAGAGTCTATTACCCACTGGGTCTTCTGCAGTGGGATTTTTTTCTAGAACTCCTGCACCAAGGCCCGCTACACCGAGCAACCCGAAGCGCTATCCCACGATCACAAATGTGATCGACCCAAGTGGCAATTCACGTGCAATTTTAGATCCCTCAATCGATATCTTTGCTTCATCGAGCGTCGACATCTATAGAAACGGCGTAGAGATAAGGGAGGAAAAGCACTGGACAGCAGGATTTTACAAGATATCTGCTGGAACACCTGGTCACTTGTTTGATAACACGTTCTTCGGCGCTACAGAGTCTAGCCTCACTGACCCTGACAAGTACTTCGAAATTGACACGTTCGATCCTGTCAAGTTCATTAGATCAGGCGGAGACCCGACAAAGGTAACATATCCCGTTGTTACGAATGATTCTAACGAATCAGCGAATTACATCACCAATGGTATAATTGAACCTTTCCCGATCAGATCTGTTATCACCAACCTGTCGATCAACTTCCCATTTGAACCCAGATCATTTAAGGGAGAATTTAGCGCCGGAAATTCGAATTTTAGATCTGCCAGCGATCAAGTACTTTCGTTAGACTATTTTCATCCCGGCAAGCAGGAAAAGACGCACTTTCTTGACGCGGTAGAGATGATAAATTTTTCTGCTGGAGGTGTGTCAGTTGCTCTCAAGTCTTCAATCGGGTATTTGTCACTCGAAGAAAACCATCTCGACCCATTCGAAGACGCAGATAGAGTTCGTAACTCCTATCGAGTGTATTACATTGGTGTGAGCATTGATCCATTGCAGAAAGCTTTGGAAGCCATGCGTAATGAAAAATCAGACACGTATGTGACGGATCGACAAAAAGCGGCAACAAGCGGATACACGTATGATGATTCAACACTGGGCACTGATTCAATTGCCTTTGGCAATATTCGATCAAGTAAGAGACTCTTTACGCGAAAGACCCTAAATGCCCGCGATGCAGCAGCATTTAGCTCAACAACTTTCACTGAATTCGACGATCTTGAGTCAAAGCCGCACGTTCCTCAGCTTGTCCAGTATCCGTCTTTGATACCCGTAACACACATCACGGGATCTGCAGCTTATATAGCAGGCGAAATTGAGGTAGTTAGACCAATTAGTCCCAGCCTCTATGAATATGTCGAGAGAGATTGTAAGATTACGGCAAACCTATGAGCATCAACCCGTTCGTTGAAGATAAGCAATTCGAGCAAGGTAGTACCGACCCGTTTTATGCTACCGGCTCAATCAGTACAGTCGGTGAACTTAATGGATTCACTAGTGCGCTTAGAAACAAGGTGCAGATAAAACTGTCTATACCTGTTACTAGCGTGACTCGAATGCTTTCGAATTCTAGCAGCATCTACTACCTAGATGTCAATAACGGGACCTGGTCTATTCCACAAAAAGCACTAAGTGACATTGTCGGTCCATTCGACAAGGTCGCAATTCGAACTGACGCAGAAGGAACTGTGGCTCTTCCGTGGCCAGAGTCGACTCGAGGATCTGCAATACTTGAAGATTGGGTGGGATTTGATCCATTTGGTAATCCCGTCGCGTCGGGGAGCCTAGATCTACACCGAAAGACGGACAATAGTGCAACCAATTATTGGTCACAATCATCGGGAGAAATAAACGTCTATGTCGGTCAAATACAGAGTGCCTTCAATGAGAGTAAGTCAAGTTTGCAATTCAAGGATTTGCCCAAGTCAGTTAGCAGGAATCCTGACTATGATGCAACTGAAGATCAGTTATTCACGATACCGATCGAAAATCCATTTCTAATTGAAAAGATTGTATACCAAGTGCCCATGTGTCTTGGGCCCGGATGGTTCTGCGACAAAACGACTGCGTGTCTTGTTACTTCTTCTAAGGAGGGGTTCACGTATTTGGGAGCGACACTACTATCAAGCTCGGTCCACGCTCCGTTTTTTAGCAACGTTGGCGGACCCGGTATCACTTTTGCGATCTTCTCACAGAAAAAATACGGCACAGGGTCAATACGCGATTTGATCAGCTTTGATTTAGTAACCCATGAAAAAGATCTACAACCGACCTACGAGTGGTTCTCCGTGCCGCAGAGAGGAAATATGTTTCTATGCGTAAATGGTATAGTTGGATCGATGTCAGGGAACGTAACAGCAGTCGTCAAACACGATGAAAACGACAGCTATACGGGAAGCATTCTGTTCAAGTCGACCCCTAGTGTCTCTAATGGATTAGTAGCTAGTCTTGAGTACGGAGTAATCAACGGAGTGACTTGGGTGACAGCATCCAATGTAAATTCATCGCTTGACGCTGCGGGATCAGGATCAATATTCACTAGCCCGTATCTAGATTCTAGCTGGTACACTCTGGTGTCAATCGATACAATCGGTCGCGGACAAACGGGATTTGCTCCAAGTGGAGGGTCAATATTTGGAGGCGAGTATGTTGTACCACAGGGTGATTATCAAAGTGCCCCTAACCCCTACAAATATGCAATACAAGATCCCGCTTTGATCTCTGATGTCATTGCAAGGGGTAAGACTATTGCTGCTGAAAATTTGGCGACACCCGGCAGGTACGAACGATACAATCCCACACTGGGATACATCCAATTCTTGACCAAAGGGTACTCAGTTTTCAGCGCCAAAAAGAATTCTCCATACCTCGTATATCCGGGCGAAAAAATGTTGCTTGCAGCTGCAAAGACTCGACCCGCTTTATCAGGCGGATTTGATGCCGATATCACCAGCACAGCCAATGCAAGGGTGGGAATAGCTACTGTGGGTAAGTACTCATATTTCAATGAAAGCCCAAATAACGCTGGTCATGACGTGCAGTTCAACACGGGGTCAATTGACATCACGTTCTACGGCTCGTACGTTCAAGCCAACAAGGAGTACATTCCGTGATTCACTATAGAGATCTTATTTTCACAGATGCGATAAAGGACGCAGTTGGGAATGAGCCCGTGTTGGATCAGTTTGACATCAGTTACGCAGCGTCCTTCTATGGCACAATGCAAGATGACTACGTTACTGGAACGATGCTCAGCAGGATCGAGGCACCCGGACTAATCCCTTACTTCATCACTGGCTCGCGTGGAAAAGCTTTCAGCATAATTTTCTCTAATAATCAACCCGCACTTGATTCGACATACGGATCTGAAGACGTCATCAACAATCCATCATTGTCATTCCGTTTAACACCGTGGCGCGATAGAGTCTCAATGAGCTTCAGGATATCACAGTGCTATGATGATGACGAGCGTTATTATGACAGCTGCCCGCCGTCTTTCGACAACATACTTCTTGCTGACAAGGCAAGTTTCTGGAGACTAGACGACGACAGCAATGAGAAGTACTTCTTGAGTCCGTCAGGAAGTACAGTGTCTCCCGACAAGACAAAATACGTCATATTCAATGGTGCACAGACCCCAAGGCAGTCGGGGGAAGATCCACTCGTTGACAATACTTGGACTTGGTCATATCCCTATGACAGCAAGTATCAACCCACAGTAAGATTTCTTAATCTTGATGATGCTCTTGGATACACGTCTAACTCAAAGTATACAACGAACGGAACTGTGCGAGTATCCGGAGATTATCCATTTAAAACTCTAACTAGCAAAAAAAATGGAACAAGAGCAAACTTGTATCCTCTACTACCCGGTAGATTAACACCCGCAGACTCTAACAAGAGCGGGAAAAATCTCCTAAAGAACCTTTCATCAGGGTGGATAGCAACGGGATCAGCGTATCAACCTGGCACTGGGTATTCGTACCTTATACCAAGTGATATCGATCTGTCGACAAAAGCAGGTGACGGAGGGATCATGTTGTTGACGGGTACGATGCCCGACGTCGACATGGCCAAATTCCTGTATGGTTTCGGGGACCTCAACAATGTTGGACTCGATTACTCTAAGATCGTGCCCCTACCCGGACTCGGATCTAGCTCTTACTCAGCTTCATTCATACCCGGCGTAACGGTCTATGATGCACATGACAGTGGCGCCGACCCCTCCTTGTCGGGAACTTTTACTTTCTCATCAAGCGGCCTGACGGTTGATTACTCCCTATCTCTCAACGGAAGCCAGCCCGGCACTTTTGTGAGCGGGACGGCAGCACCCACGGGATACAATGTCGACGAAGAAGGGAGATCGATAGTAACTTTTGAAGCATTCCCGGGAGCTTTTGCCGGATATCATTACGATGATGCACGTTCTGCGGTCTTGGTTTTAAGAAATTCAGCAGAACCCTATTTATATCCTGCAAGAATAAGAATAGAGAGCAGTCTGCCTTGGACTTTTGCGTATGAACGCGGAGTGGCAAAGGACGAATTGCACGATGATGTAAATCTGACTGTTCGAATAACAAACGCCAATAGCAATTATGCCAAACTGTCCGATATTGATGTGATCGTCGATAGGACACAGGCTAACTACCTCTATGAATTTCCCAGTCAGGATCCTTCGGGCGCTAGACCCGTTATGCGAAAGGGACTTGTTTCATCTCCCGTAACAAGCTCCAATGTTTATTACCCGGGTAACTACACGCTAAGCTTAATGCTCAGCGCTTCGAATCCAACTTATGGTGCGCCGCAAGGTGGATTTGCAGCCTGGATCAGCCAAGTATCAATATTGACGTGGGATTGTATCAAAAATCCAGATTCTTTCTCAGCACCCGGGAGGATAGGATACAACGCATACCCAAAGTTCAGGGGAACGGCTGTCGACCCCAGGGAAAGCGACAAATACGTGACCAGTGTTGAGGACGAAAACAGTGTCTCACGCTACTCAAGCTTCCAGTTCGGCATTTCGCCCGTCATCCGCGGATGGAAATACGGCATGGTCAGCGCGCTGCCGATACACTCGAAGACCATATTCAGGCGAGACAGATTCGGGCAGTTCAGGGACATGTTAGAACAGCGCCAATACACTAAATTCGTCAGCGTGAAGACAGACCCTCTGGACGGCGATGCAACTTCCCACAACGAGAAAAAGGGTCTCAAGGCAAACATCGCGATGCTGAAGAAATTGCCCGTTTCACCAAAAAAGACCCCCGTAGTCGGAGACCCAGCGGTCGAAGTGAATTTCGTGAAACAGTCATATACAGCTGACAGCAGGGGGATCGGTAAGATATTCTCTGTCAAGGTAGATCCGTATAGCACAAATTCACAAAACCTCAGCACCGAAGTGACGTCATCTCTACCGTACTTTGACGGCCGTGCGGTCCAGCGCTAACGCATACTTAGAGACCATGGACCGTCGGTTACTGAAAGAATACATCAGGAGTGTGATAGTCGAGGGATATCCCGGTCGTAAACTTCGGATATTCGACTTTGATGATACACTAGTCAAGACCCGATCGATGATCTATGTGACAGACTCGAGTGGGCAAGCTTTCTCCCTCACACCGGGCGAGTTTGCGGTCTACGAAGAGAAACCGGGTGATAAGTTCGACTTCAGCGATTTCTCACGACTCGCCGACCCTCAAGAGATCAAGTGGACCGTAAAGATCCTCAAGAGCATCGTGGCGAAGGGCAGTGAAGTCGTGATCCTCACGGCTCGAGCAGTCGAGGATCCCGTCCACCAGTTCATGGATGAGATTGGGCTACCACGCATCGAGGTAATCGCACTCGCGGATTCAAACCCACAACGCAAGGCAGATTACGTCGCCCTCCGCGCCGCGGCGGGTGACCTAAGCCTCATCGAGTTCTTTGACGATTCTGCTAAGAATGTTGCTGCCGTCGCAGCACTCCAGCGCATTTTCCCAGACGTTAAAATCATCGCACGCCAAGTGAATCATCAAAGCGAAGACCCTGTCTGATCAATTGAGAATTGCCGGCACGTCCTTGAATAGTTCTGCCGGATCTTCGTCCTCTTCAGGTGGATGGTCAGCAAATACTTTGGCAAAATCTACCTTAGATACGGACCTACCTTTTATCGGAGTTATTCTGATGTCACCCTGAGTGCCATCTTTACTCCACAGGATGGTACCCCCAGACACCCACCCGCTGTACAGCTCAAGATAAATCGTCTCCCGCTGCAGGCCCTTGACGGGTGTGATCTTTCCCATCCGTACTTTTTCGTACTTGACAAATCCTCGCGGGTCACCGCTCTCTGTCCCGTCGATGATGCGAGTGTCATAGTCGTATATCCACTCTGACCCAAGCCACTCTGCCTCGAGACTCTCACCCCTCTCAAGAGTTATCGTTCGACGATAATCTGGGGTCTCAAGGTCAGTGATGGGTTCAGTCTTCAGGTATATGGCAGACTCAACAGTGTCATAGATTGTAAATGACCACTGTCTCACACCACGCTTTAGACTTATCTTGACTTTTCTCAAAGCTCCTCAATGACAGTAATAGGTATTACTATACAATTATAAGGAGATTGAATATTTGGTCCGCCACCCCGGAGTTGAACCGGGCCGCAATGCTTATAAGGCTTCGCACGTCGACCGGACAATTGTGGCGGTTTTATACTATACTATACTCAACGCTAGATGGTTAGATTTGGTACCCACGGTGGGATTCGAACCCACACTTTAAGAATTTTAAATTCCTTGCCATGCTGCCGGTTGGGCTACGTGGGCATGAATAGAAGATACACCGTAGTGTGACTACTTTTCACAACAACCTGAGTCGCCCAGTAATTGTGTCAATCGTTGACGATTCGTCTGGTCCTATCGCAGCTGCGAGTGTCTGTTCTTCTACACCGCTCTTATCATCTGTGTAGAAACGGGATGACGTCACTCGGTAGACGGGTAGCCCAGCTGTTTCAGCAGCAAACAAGACGTTCTCCATCTTGTCATATGACGTGACACCGAGCACGATGAACGAGGGGTTGAGCTCAGAAACCCATTGTGCTTCAATTGGTGACATGTTGATTGTGATCTTGTTACCCGCATCAGATTCATCTGAATCGAGAAAAAACTTGACCGCAGTCTTTGCGATCAAAGACGCCAACTCTGCCCGTCTCATTTTCAAGTCTCGTCGCACAACGATGACCTGCTTCACACGCGCCATGCTACGCAATCTTACACAGCAGATTGATTTCTGTCATCAATCTCAAAAATTTTCTTATCTTCAAGTTGTTCTTTTAGAAGCTCAGTCCGGACCTCCATCAGAACCCTCCCCAACCAGTTCAACCCAGCTCCCCGGCATACGCCCAGAAATCTATCATTCCATCTATTTTCGTTGATCAACTCTGCGTCGCCTGTTGCGATCAATTTCGTCGCAAGGAATGGGCTCTCAAACTTTTTCTTGATGAATTGCCTCATGAGGTCGAGTTTTACAGAATCCCAATCGTCTCTGACTTGGATAGAATGCCCAAGGCGCTTTGCATCGTTGGGCGTCCCCGCATTACGGATCAATTCTCGAGTAGATTCATCAAGAGTCTTGTGGGCTTGATATGCGTGTTCGACAGTCTTGTACTGTTTGCCATCGACCCAAATCGATGCAGGATACCAGTTTGATAGAAATCCATATCCTGCAGCGTCTGTAAAGCTATTGATGATCTTTTTGTCTTCCATGGCGACCCCACTGGGTGCTGCCCCCAGTTTTTCACTGTGAAAAAGTGATGACTTAGCTGATGGTCGATGGGGCCACAGATGCAAGTCTATACTACATAGACCCACACCATTTGTTCACTGATCACTTCTTGCTTGCATCGACTGCAACTGCAGCATCGACGACGGGAGCCGATGCATCAACGACCACGACTGGGCCTGAGTCGACCACCACGGCTGCAGAGGCAGACACGACAGGGACTGGAACTGCCGAGGCAGAAGCCGATGGAACCGTGAGGCCTGCCTCGGGCACTTCAACCCTTGCAGTGTCGCAAGCGACGAGGAAAGTAGCGATTAGTGTTGCGATTGTAACTAGCTTCATTGTTATTCTCCTGCCGCCCAAAAACTGAACGCTTTTGGGCAGTGGCACTTATTTATAATGCAACTGTCATTTTGTATAGCCTACTTGGTATAGTGAGAAAAGCACATGGCAAATGAAAGAGACGCAGAGCGGTTTCGAAAAACTTATTCATACTTCCGCCCACCCCCGCGCTATGAATCGGGCGGCGGGGGAGGTGGTGGTACACAGGGACCCCAAGGTGACCAGGGGCCGCAGGGTTCACAGGGTTCACAGGGTTCACAGGGTTCACAGGGTTCACAGGGTTCACAGGGTTCACAGGGTTCACAGGGTTCACAGGGAGCTCAAGGCCCTCAGGGCAGCGGCGGAGGTGGTGGCGGCGGCAGTGGAATCACCCAAATCACGGGAAGCCTCCTCGCATCCGGATCAGGTGTTGTCGGTGGTCAAGTAATCGACATAGATGGAGCTTATAACTTTTTCTCAAACAACAGCGCGGCCTTCATCAGATGCCCAACGATAACATTCAGGGGTTCTGATGGTGGATATGGTCGATTGACAGTCAATCCCGACCGAGATGCTCCTTTAGATCATTACACAGCCATAGGATACCGCATAGACGGAGGCAATGGCATCCGTGACATGTGGTTAGGTACCGACTGGGAAGGCAGGAGGGCATACCAAAATTTTATTGATGCCCAATATGGTGTTGAGGTTGCGGCCGTCGGCAGGAGGGCGATTCGTACAGGATATGGATCATCATGGTCGAACGGCTACGGAAACAGCAACCAGACGATGGTTCAAATCGCTGGTGGATTGCAGTATGCCCAGCAGGAGAGGGTCACGGGTAGCACATTTCAGTGTGATCACTCGGTGGCAAATTACTCGGTAGAGCTTGCTGTGGCATCCGGTGGGTGCACAGTTACATTGCCTGATCTTCCATATCTTCGTGAGGCTAATGCTGCGCCTCCTGTTGTGGGTGGTAGAACGCTGGTGTTTGCCGATGTTCTTGGTAGTCTAAGTGTCGGTAATTCACTGACTTTGACTGATGGTGCTAGAACTTTCAATGGTGCCGCGGGTCCCTTCGTTGTCACGGATCCATATTCTGTGTGCACAGTTACGTTGGATTCAACAACAAACAATTGGATCGTCAGCGCTGCCGTTCCATCTCCATCGTCCGGCAGTGGTGGAGGAAGTGGTCCATCTTATTTCAATAGCTCCGTGACAGGATCGGTCTATACCTCAGGATCAGTCGCATTTGTCGGTGGATTTGACGAATACGGAGTTGTCACATCTCCCTCTGACAAGGGCTCCGATGTGTTCTTCTACGTGAGCGGCTCTGCAGGATCTGCCGGCACCTCCACCCAAGGTGTGGCCCTCTTTGGAGGTGACGTTGTCATCAGCGGAAGCTCATACATCACCGGTGACGAGATTGACATCTACGGAACCTTGAGGGTCAGCGGGACAACTGCGTTCGACAGCGAGATGAACCCAATTAGTTCACTGGGCTCCGATGTGTTCTTCTACGTGAGCGGCTCTGCAGGGTCTGCTGGCACATCCAATCGCGGATCTGCAATGTTTGGTGGAGATCTTGTTGTTAGCGGAACTGCTGAGTTGCACGGGGCTGTGCTATACGGAGCGTCTCTAGAGGTCAGCAGCACACTATTTGTAAGTGGACCAATCTCATTTGACAGCGAGATGCGGTCTTGCAGCACCTTGGGCTCTGATGTATTCTTCTTTGTCAGCGGATCCAAGAATTCTCGTGGATCTTCGACACCCGCTGTCACTCTCTTGGGTGGAGACCTCGTCACGAGTGGATCCATCGTGTCTCTATCCGGCTTGAGTGGATCATTCTCGGGGACAATGAGCTGGTCGACCCGATCTTTCTCCGGCGCCGGGCCGTTCACGGCGCCGCTCACAGGATTCGTCCTTGTGGAGCCGGCGGCGAGCGTGACGGTCCTCAATCTTCCATCAGGCGCACCCGATGGATTCCAGACCGTGGTGAAGAGGAGAGATTCAGTTCCAAATGCGTACGTCCTAGAGGTGTCGGGCAGCGGCGGAGACACTATCGACGACGCGCTTGGTACCAAAATTTCCACGAACTACGGCTCAATGTCTTTCATCAAGTTGGGTGGTGGGTGGTACATAACATGAGGAGAAGAGAATGTCTTACTTAATAACGACTCCCCCGAAGTTTGGGCGTGTCCTACAGGTCGATGATATCTACGGTAACGATTCGACGGGCCGCCCGGGTGAGGCACCGTTCAAGACAGTCGCAGCCGCTGTGTCAGCCTCAGTGTCAGGAGACACCATCTGGGTGTCACCCGGAACGTATAATCTCGCCGGCGGTATCACCATGAAGGACGGCACCGCATTACGAGGGATGAGCACACAGACCACGACGCTTCAGATGACGGGGGTCCTCGGGAACACAACACTGTGGACGATGGGAGAGAACTGCAGGCTGGAGGATATCACGCTTAACCTCACATCAAATGACCATCACAACCTCACGGGCATCGCCTTCCCCGGCACCACATCGGTCACCTCGAAGGTCAGGCCTTCAGTGATCAACGTCAACAATGCCGCTGCCGGCGACACCCCCGGTGGCACCTCGAACGTGTACGGTGCACACTGCAGCGGGTCAGGCTCCCTCGGAGCAGCCAGCTTCACGTTCAATTCTCTCAAAGGCCTAACGATTAACGTTCTGTCAGCGGGAAGTGGGTCGAAGCGTGGGATCTACGTGTCGGGCCCAGGCGCGATCACCACTCGAGACATCAACTTGTACGTGTCAGGCTCTTCCACATCACCTGGCACGTTCTACGGCGCAGAGGTGGACAACTCGTCTGGCCAGGTCCAGTTTAGGACATCCACCATATTCGGCACGACCGCAGATATCTGCCAAAGCTCAGGCTCGATCCAGCTTGGTCCTGGGACTGACCTCGTGAACAAGACGGCAGCGGGAAAGAACTTCACCACCTACGTCTATCCCACCACTCTGTGGTACGGAACCATCGGATCAATGACAAACACGGGCCTCACTCCCAATTTTTCCGTGTACCTCATGCCCGGTGCAAGCACCATCCAAGCGTCACAGTCGATCGGTGGCAGGACCTTCTATCAGTACCCTGACTCGAACATCAACTACTACGCGATCCAACAGAAATCAGTCTGCTTCGGCCTGTTCGTGTCGTCCTCGGTGGGCCCCGGTGTGGGCAACACCACCAAGGTGGTGGTCATGAAGAATGGAGTCGATACTGCCATAACAGGCACAATCACTGATGGCATCCTGGCCTCACGGTACTATGACTCTTCAGTGGACCTCGCGCAGTTTGACAAGATCTCCCTGCGCTGCGAGATAAGCGGAGCAACGAATGCGACCCACGACCTCTGGGCGCAGGTGGACCTCTTTTAAAAGAAGATCGGGAGCTTTGCTCCCGATCCTAGGGTCGATTTGACTCCGCTGCCGATCAGCGCCAGGCACCCTCTGCGGCCTTCTGGTCCGTCATGTGGACCTGAATCTCGTCCGTCTTGAAGAGCAGTTTACAACCTTTGCCAAGGACCCACCCCCGCTTAATTCGGCTAGGAATAGGCGCAGAAGCTTCCCCATCCGTGAGACACAAAAATCCGTCCCACCGGCCTCGATTCTTGGGATCGTTGGCGAGTCGAGTGGGAGCGTTGAAGTCCGTGCCGCCGCCGCGGACTCGCTTGCCCGGGATGTTCGCACCCTTGCGCCACGTGTAGATGTCCTTGTCATGGGCCTCGCAGTCGAACGGAAGGACGTCGATCGTCACCTTCTTGGTGAGGGACCCGAGCTCCGCGAAGAACTCTGCGAGCATCTCGTTGCTCACCGAGCCCGACTGGTCGATCGCAATGAGGAGCTTCGCCTCGTAGCCACGCTTCACTCCCGGGTGGATGTAGGGGTAACGCTTGTTGATGCGTTTGATCGAGGTGCTACGGCCGCCGCGGACCAGCGAACCGACGAACTGGCGTAGCACATTGCGCCAGTTGATGACCGACGACACCGACTTGCGGATTGCGTCGACCATGTCCGCCGGGATGTTACCCCAGCCGTTCGCCTGCGAGTCGGCGTGCTTCGCCGCTTTTTCGACGATCGACTTGACCTTGCCTTCCACGTACTCGCGGAGTTCGTCCGGGACTTCGTCCCAACCGTTGTGGTCGTCCATCGAGTCGAGGCTGCCCTCGCCTTGGCCCATGCCGTTGTCGGGCTGGTCCTGCATTTCCTGCTTGATCTTGTCGAAGTACCACTCCGACGCCTGCATGGTCGGGAGCTTCGCGATCACCGCCGCGAGCGGCATCGCCGACTTCTCCTCGTCGGTGTAATCGCGGCCTTCCGGATGCTTCGGCATCACGCCGGGCATGAGGCAGAACTCGGGAAGCGGGCGATCGCCATCGAGGCGGCTGCCGTTCTTGGCAGATCCCATGATGATCGAGTTGATGGCCAGGTCGGTCGCCACGTTCCACAGCTTGGGCGGATTGCGCCGGCGGCCGTACAGGTGGCCGAACACGAGGTGGTAGAATTCGTGGGTGAGCACGCCACGGACTTCCCACTGGGACAGCTTGCCGAAGAACTCGGGATTCCACCAGAGGGTGAGCTCGTCGGTCTTCTCGTTGAACGCAACTGCCGCCGTCGGGATCGACTTGGTGGGCGACTTGTGGATGTGGCGGCTCAGTTCCGCAAAGAACGGGTTGTCCTGTAGGAACGAGATGAGGTGCCGGTCGAGATTGAACTCGGTGTCACAAGGTGTCATCATGAGTATACCCTACCACGGAGGACCGTGAGTTTGCACGGTGTCGTCAAAATAAATACAATCGTCTACGACAAATTGTCGATCACAATTTGCTGTGCACAAATGCTGCACAGCAGCACCTTATAGTCCGTCGACCCCATTCTTGTTGGCCCCCGAAGACCCTCAGATGGCCTCAGAATAACCCGATTAAGTAGAATGGTGTCCTAATGGGGCAGAACAGCACCTGAATCCGAGCTGGTAGTAGCGGAACCACTCGTTGTGCACACGTGTTGACGGCCGACACCTGTTGCGAACGACTGACCAGTAGCCACCCTTCAGGATTGACTTGTAACCTGTTCCTCGCGAATTTTCAGTTATCTCGTCGACGTTGCCCGTCATGTCTTGGATCCCAAATGGGGACACACAAGTTGCTCGAGCCCCGCTGGGTTCACCCTGCCACAGACGTCGCAGTTCTGCTTGAGTCTTGGTCGACGATCCGTTGCCCACAAGCTTCGTGACATCGGGCTGGATCCAGCCACGGTCAATGTTGCATGCAGCCGCGTCGCGATCGTATCCATAAGGATAGGGACGTCCCTCCTCACCTTCGCAGGCAAACGTCCACTCGTCCTCAGTGCACAGACGTTTGCCGAGCGCTGTGCATGCATTCACAGCATCATAGTAATCGACGTACACAAGCGGGTCGACTCCCTGACGATTGGGCCACTCATACACGTCCATACAGAAGTCCATCGATTTACGATTGAGCTTGGCTGTGATCTTGAGCCAAGCATCACGATTGAAATGTGCACAACGGGCAGGGAATTCGGTGTTTATCCACGAAGTGCAGGTCGTGTCCTGTAGGTATCCGATGTACTCGCTTTGATCAAGCGCACTGCCTCGCACCCGTCGCATTCCCAACAGGCATGAATCGACTTCACTGGCCGCCTCAGTAGCGGCCGTGACAGTGATGAACGTGAGCACTGCTGCGTTAGTTATTAGCCGAGTAGTTCTTGTAGGCATCGATCACCTTGCTGTCAACATCACGGGAATCACGAACCCTAACAAACACAGGAAATCTGACGCGGCCATCGGCAGTGAGACCGTCGGCTGTGAGGGGATCGGGCTGACCTTCCATCTCCACGATCTTGCCGATCCACGCCTCTGGATCCATGTCGATCTCTGCCTTCAACTTGTCAGAGAAGCCTCCGCCCACTCGGGTCACGACGCCGTTGGGCATCAGGACCTGGAAACCGCCCCACAACCCCTCACGCTTCGATCCACGAGTGGCCTCGTAATTACCCACGATCACGCCTTCGTAGGTGTTCACAGGCTTGAGCTTAAGCACTGCGTCAGATCGCTTGAAGACGTATGGAGACTTGACGTCCTTGATCATGATCCCCTCGTAGCCCTTCTCCATCGTCTTCGAGTAGAAGGTCATGAGTTCCGCCTGATTGATGACGGTCTTGCCTTCCACGGCGACAACATGCTCGTCGTCCACTGTGGACACCAACTCCTTCACTAGTTCGACCCGTTCCGTCAATTCTGAGGTCGACTCCTGATCATGCCACTCGTCGAAGGCCATGGCATCAAAGACGTGCATCTTCATGTTGCCGTCATTCTTCGCAGTTTTGTGCGACATCACAACGGAAGCTGACTCATTCCAGTCAGAGCCCATAACTTCCGAATCAAGAACAAAATCGTCCCACGGAGCAGACTCGAGTGCTGCCTTGATCGTGGGAAGAGTCTCGATCGCCGACCCGCTGCGTGTGAACATCGTGACCGCGCCGTTGTGCTTGATCGCGATGCACCGGAGACCGTCAAGCTTGGGTTCGACTCGAACGGGATACTCGATGTCGTCAGTCAAGACGATGCCCTTGCCCGCCTCGTGACGAGCAGAGAGTGATTCTGCTAGCTGGACTGAGAACTTGGCGATCGCACCAGGCCAGGTCTTCTCGACCAGTGACTCCGATGCACCCACACGCAGGTTGCGTAGAAGAATGCGGAGACACCACTTCTGCTGACTGTTGGTCATCTTGGCAAACAAGTCGTTCACCAATGCCTTTGCAGCATTGCCCGTCACAGACCGAGTCGACAATTGCGTATACAGGTTGTCGATAAAGTCGCTCACAACTTTATCGTCGTCGTCAGAGCCGCCCGCCGGCGGCATCTTGAACTTGGAGACGTAGAAGTTGATGTACGGATCTCCCGCGGCGACGAAGACTCTCTTCAGTAGATCATTGCTTCGATTGTCTGAGAGCAACTCCTCCTTGAAGTTACGGGAGTTGTCAGATTCAAGTGCCTCAAGGATCTCAATCACGCTTTCCATATTGTCACCCTATACCCATGATGGGTTACTTTGCACTGCTGATGTTGAATCTCAGCGGGAGCGAGATAGAGTTGCAAGCCACGAATCATTCACGGGGACCTTGAGAGTGTATTGGCGGCGGACGGGTCGCCGCCGAGAACCTTCTTCAGTTGTGAACTCATAAGTCCCGGGCTTCATACCTGTGATTGCATTCACGATCTCGCGCGGGACGGGTTTGCCGCGGCCGCCGATTCGAAGTCCACGACGAAAAACTCGGTGCTCTCGAACGAACATGTCGGCGAGTGTATGACCGATCCTCGCCACACGCTGTGTCTCATCACGCACAATTCGTTCTTCATTGTTGAGTGTCAACACACGAACGGGCTCTGGAGCAAGACTGTTGATCTCTTCGAATAGCTCAGTGCACGCTTGAATGACCTCCGCGCGAGCCTCGAATGACTTGTAGGGAATATTGTAAAAAGAACCGAGGGTGACATTCATCACGAGGCAGTAAGTGCTCCACGCATTGCCCTCGAGGTCGACAATCTCATCGGGACTCTGCAGCCACTTCATGCTCATCTCACACACGGAGTTACCGTAGTAACTCGTCCGTTCCCTGTCTGACGCGAGCGAGAAGTACAGAGAGATTTCTTTTTCTGGGGCGTCAGAGAGGAATTGAGATGACACAGCGTCGGCAGAGTGCTTACGTAGATACTGCAGAGCCTCAGATGACATGATTCTCTGGAGTGCGAGGCGGCTGATGATCTTTAGCTGATCTTTGGTCGCTCTGATGTTGCCGATCGTGTCAGTGGTAGTTGTGGTAGTCGTGCTCATCTGTTCAGTTTGCATAGTCATTCACTCGCTTCATCGAGGTTGATCACTTGAGATTTGTCAGGGGTATACCTGAACGTGAAACAAGGGTAGTAGTCATCACCGTGGTCAGTGCCTATGGTGAGCCATTCGTGGCCGGTGTCGATGTCTCGGAGCACCCATCCGTTGAAGTTGTCCTTTGCCATGCGAAGGCATTCATTGCAGTTAGCTTGACGTTTATCATATCGATTCGTGCATCCGCACGAGTAGGTGCGTTCAGAGAGCCCACCCTCCATGAGCTGTACTCGTGCAACGGGCTGGGTGAAGAAGATCTTACCCAGCTCACCTGTGGTGAAGCATCCGAAATACGAGCGGTATCCGTCACTCGGGTCTGCCACCGCCTCGAGTGCCATCCGCGCTCCGTTGACTCCGATGCAGAAAGTGTTGCCATCGACACCGTAGAAGTCGTAGGTTCCGCCGATGAGCGAATCAAACAACTTCTCTGGGAAACGATTGACAACTTCGTCGGAGTTACAGGAGTACTCAGCAGACATCAGTGAGCCTTCTTGCTGTCGACTCGAATCCGACACATCACGCGAGCGTCGTGGTCCTTGATGAACTCGCACCACGAGATCCGACCTTCGGAGAAGGCATAGCATGCCATGCGAAGGTCATGGTCCTTGACGGTAGCACATTGAGCATCGCCTGCCCGTACACCGTCAACAAGGAACATTATCGTTAGGAAGACCGACGTGGTCGTTGCGTACCTCATGGTTATACTGTACCACGTCGGTCTTCACTTTTCACACATTACGGATTATTTGCAAGCTTTATCCCAGAATTTTCAACTATGATCTTTGGGGATTTTGCTGATGAATTGTCAAGCGCTGCCCGCGCTTTCTTGTAGACAGCAAACTCAGCTCTTGCAGCATACGAATTCTTCTTCGAGTCTCCCGATGTGTAGCACCTCAAGGCAGCATCTGCCTGGGGTGTGCCCGCCCAACAGCGATCGATCACATGCAGAGCAAGGGTAAGCTGAAGCCTGCGATTCGAGCAGATCTCCTTGCGAGTGTGACCCTCCCAGTTTGGGCCGTTCATTACTTGGCCGAGACCGACGGAACGTCCGCCGTCACCGACTGCTTTGCAGTTCTCAACTGATTCGCTCAAGTGCGATTCAATGGTGACTGCCGCTGCGAGCATCGAGAGTGCGTCTATGTGGGAGATTCCACTCTTCATGGTGCCGTTTTCAAATTCAGTCTTAACAACAGTGTCCATGTCCTCCGCAACGAGCTTGAGCCGGTCCTCTACGATAGTGGGTTCCACTTGGTGGAGCACCACCGCCAGGACTGTAGCTAGATTCGTCATCACTTTTCTCCTTGAATATGCTCAAAATCGCTGATGATTTTTCAACGAACTTGAGAGTGTTGTGTAACTATACCACAACGGGTCTTTTTGGTTAAATAGAGATCCAATGTAGTACTTGTGAACACATAAATCATGGAGAATTTTCTGCCAAATTCTTCTTCTGCTTCTTCTTGCCGTTGAAAGAAACGGTTGCTGGCTCTGCTTCTAGTGGTTCACTTGAACCATGCACGTCTTGCGTCGACACCATCTCAACTTTTTCTTCTGTGGACACTGGGGGTGGTTCGAGCACAACAATACCCTCAGTGGGAGAAGAGACGTCGTGGATGATTGGATTGCCTCTTGCGTCCAGAAAATCCTTCTCGCTGGGAGGAACAACACCCATAGAAGCGCACCTCGAAACAAGTAGCTCGTAGGTTACGATCCCTGACTCTTTCAGGAATCTCTGGAGATTTGAGCGTTTTCGGCGTAGCAGGTCTGAGAGGGTGACCCTTGACAAACTTTTCTTTTGTAGTCTCATTTTGTCCTATCTTTTCTCATGTGCGTCCAGGGTCTGCAAGATGTCACAGATAGCAGACTGGAATTGTGGCGTCTTAACTATCTTATCAAGTTTTGTTGGATGTATCTCAAGATTCCACTCCTTGTTGATCGCTTCTGCAAATTTCTTCATTACTCGAAGCACGTAGTTCCGTGCAGAAGAGTGGTTCATCTTGAAGCCGATTTCAGTCATCATGCTTGCAATCTCACGATAGTTGACACCCTCATCTGAGACTGTGGCGTATGCTGTTGATTTCTGCTGGTTCATTGTTGTCCTCCCGAATTTGTGCGCATGTAAGAAAATTTCATTTTCTGCAATTCATTCAATCTAGTGTTGAGACCGCTTGTGGGATCATGCCCGAGCATAGTTTCGATACTGTGCTTTGCGCTATCTGTGTGCAGCATCGCATCTTCGAGCAAGCGCAACATTTTTCTGCACATCAGATAAACAGAAATGTTGCATCCAGTCAGGATGATCAACAGCAAAAAATACGTGATACTTTCAATCATGCAACGTGCCCGCTTCAAGCTGAGCAGTGTCTTCAGCCGTCAACATGTATTGTGATCGATCAATGTCTTCATCAAAAATTCCGAATCTCAACTTCAAAATTGCAGCTTCTTTCTCAGTAAGAGTGGATAGCACGTACTTGACAATACCAAGCAATTCCTTAGAAGAAACATTATAAAATGGATCATTCCGGTGATCAATGTCTTCAAGCCTGTCACCCAAAGTACCGCTATCTGGATCAGAAGTGACAGTTTGGCTAAGAGAAACAACGTTGTTGCTGGACGCGATCGTTGCCTTGACGACAGTTTCAGACGCGTCGACAAGCTTCAGAAGCTCGTCTTGAGTCGGATCTGAACCGTTGGTATCGCGGAACTCCTTTGAAGCCTGCATCAGCTTACGCTGGATTCCTGCAGCGTGGGCTGGGAGACGGATCATTCGTTTCCGCTTCAGAACGTGTTGACTGATGGCCTGCTTGATCCACCACGTCGCGTAAGTGGAGAACCTAAACCCCTTCTTCCAGTCGAAACGCTCGACAGCCTTGAGGAGTCCCAGGTTGCCCTCCTGGATTAGATCTTCTAGAGGGATGTTGTGCCCCTTCTGCTTTTTTGCGATCGAGATCACAAGTCGGAGGTTCGACTCAACCAGCTTCTTTCTTGCCTTATCACCCTCAGTTCCCCCTGCTTCATAGGCCTGAAAGAGGCTAACAACTTCAGGGTGTTTCAGCTGTGGATACACTTTCAGCTCTTTCAAGTATGTGCTGATCGTGTCGACTTGTGCGGGTGACTGTTGAGAAACTGTGCTAACCTTCGTTGGTCGCATAACGGCCTCTTCAGTTGAAGGCATCAGCAGGTCCGTCGTCATAGTTTGGAACGTAAGTAAGCTCGTAGTAGTTGGGCTCGGGATTCGCCTTGAGGTATTCATCATGAGCAACCCGACGAGCGTTCCTGATCTTCAACTCTCTCTGCACGTACGCGATCTCGACTTCCCAGAGCTTGGCGTCGTACCCTTCGTTCTGGACTTGCTCTTTTTCACCGTTGAGGTGTGCGAGCCTTCGACTCAACTCGTCATCACCCGCGTAGGAGAGAGTTTCCATGTCGACAATGTCTGGTAGATCGAAAGTTACGTTGTAAGAGCGATTGGAGTTCTTCTTGTTGTTCTTCTTCATATTCTTTTCTCTCTTTTTCAGCTGTCGTTGTTGTTGTAAGTCTCTTTGTTCTTATACACGAAATATCCGACTGCAGCAAGCGCTGCGACCCCTAGTATGATGATTGACGTTTTTAGCTTTAGCATGATTTATTATTTACTACCCTTTACAGCGAGATTGCACTACTTGATCAAATCCATAGCACCTGAAATTCCATCAGCGATTTTTGAGAGCATGTTGATGCTCTCGACAAGAGGCAGAGTTACGCACTTTCCGCTGCTGGGGATGATCGTAACACGGCCATGGCTTGAAGCCCGCACATATACGTCGCCTCCCGGTGAGGTGTAAACATCTTTCCAAGATTCTACTCGATCGACGATCGAGATAACGTTGTCTTTTTTCATTTTGAAACGCTGAACGGCTTCCACGTTGTGTTGATCCCAAGGCTATGTGAGTATTTTAACATCGCTTGAGCCCCAGCAGGATTTACACTATGAATGATTACCTGTCTTGGTCGGGAATCGATGGGTAACTCACACAATTTTAGCATTGCGTGAAAACCGTTGTATGACTGAGGTGAGCCAAATCCATCAATGTACGTGTCTGCTGCAGACGAGTCTCCGAGGTCGTGGTCAAGATGAACAAGATCCCACTGCGGAGAGTGCTCTAAACACGACACGAATTCTTTGAATCTATAGACGTGCGCAATTTCGTGTCCCTTATACAGGGAACTAAACGTCGTGTGCCTCGCCGCATCGTCATCAAGGATCAAGATCCTCATAGGTCCATGACTCCCCACTCGTTAGGGCCAATCGTGTACACTACTCTCTTCACACCCGAAGATCTAAGCCTTATCTCGCACCCGGGGCAGGGTCGAGCCATGGCCCACGATCCATCCCGTCTCGCAACTCTTGCAACCCACACCGTTGACCCCGGTGTCAATTTGCGGGAAAGGCGTGCCTCGGCGTGGTGGTCAGGAACCACATCTCGACCCGGAACATTTCGCGAAGAAACAAGAACGTCATCGTTTCTTAGTCCAATCGCACCGAGCAGGAAAGTTCGTTGATCTACTCTTCTGTCTCGATCGCCCGCAGCAATCAGCGCGGCGTTATTGAGCATCTTCTTATCGGTAGCCATTGTCTCTTTAAGAGTAAAACAAGTTTAGAGACCTTTGCACTATCCAATTACAGAATTTTATTTGTTGGATTACTCGATGATATTTACAAACATGAACGATCAACTCACAATTTCTCGCGAAGGCTTGGATTTCATTGCAAAGTGGGAAGGATGCATCTTGAAGCCCTACAAAGACGTTGCGGGACTCTGGACCATCGGAGTTGGGCATCTAATACAACAGGGCGAGAATTTCCCTCAAGGTGTCGAGATCAGCAAAGACCAAGCACTTGACATCTTGGCAGCCGATGTGAGGAAATGTGAGACTGCAATCAAGTCACACATTACAGTCGAACTTAATCAGAACCAATTCGACGCACTATGCAGCTTCGGTTTCAACTGTGGCGTGGGCGTCTACTCAAACAGCGGAGTCGCTCGCGCAGTGAACTCTTCTGACTTCGATTCTGTTCCAGCACGATTACTCGAATGGAGTAAAGCACGCGTCAATGGGGCAGTTGTAACTGTCCCGGGTCTATATAACCGCCGGCAAGCAGAGGGACAGCTGTTTACGACTCCCGTTGATGGATCAAACTTTGTGATCAGCGACTATCCCGTCGCGTGGGATTCTGCGACGTTGACTGAGGCGCAGCAGAGATTACAACAACTAGGTCTATACACGATTGCTGTCGACGGTGTCTGGGGACCAGCGTCGATAAAAGCCGTCAAGGACTTTGCTACGCAACTCGGTCTTACCGTGAACGACCCGCCACGGGGTGTTCCACCCTCGCTACTTCAAGCGCTTCGTGACCAAACTACTTGAATCAAGGAGATATATACGGCCATGGCAAACATATTCAAGGCGATCGCCAATGCAGTCACACAGGTAGTCACACGCAAACCACTTGCTGTCGATTCCATTACGCCAACGATCAATGTGATCAACAAGTCGACCCAAATCAAGGACCCCGACCTACAGTTAATGGTGGAGGCGTGCACGACCCAGCTCGGGTCCCATGTGGCTCCAATGTGGCTCCGCGGTGCCTGGAAGATCGTGGTCAACCAGCCCGAGTCCGTGGGATATCCAATCATCATTATGGACAACCCAGACCAGGCCGGTGCGCTAGGCTATCACACAGAGACGCCCGACGGAAAAATTTGGGGCCGCGTGTTCACTAAGCCCGTACTCGGCGGCGGAGGGTCAGTTCTCCACGGCTCACTATCTATTGCCTGTGTCCTCTCACATGAGATCATTGAGGCATACTGCGATCCCAATGTCAACCTCTGGTGTGACATGTACGATGGCAGAATGGTTGCCTACGAGGCGTGTGATCCAGTCGAGAATGACTCATACGAGATCACAACGAAGAATGGAACAAGGGTATCTGTCTCAAACTTTGTACTTCCAGACTGGTTTGATGCTCAGGCTCCCCTTACGTCAAAGTTCGACTTTATGGCAAAGCTCTCAAAACCTCTCACCATGAGTCATGGTGGATACATGGTGCTCTTCGATCAAAAGACGGGCGGAGTCAAGAATGTATTTGGTTCTCAAGATGCAGAACTGCTACATGCTATTCGTCAACCATCACACCCAGCGTCAAGGTCTACTCGAAAGAAAGGGAACAAGATTTCAGGTTGAAGTCTTGCTACCATAGAGATCAGACGCCCAACCTCCGCCCTTTAGGACGAATGATGTCCCAGATATGAGGCGTTTTGCGCTCGAAAATCTGCACTTCGGGCACACTTCGATTGGATCGTCCTTGATGGACTGTATCTCATCCCAAATAGCACTGCAAGTTTCACACTTGTACTCGTAGGTCGGCATGTTTGGCTCATAAAGAGGTGGTTACTTTCTCCCGCGCATGGGAGATTTCACCTTCAATAAGTATTGTTTTGCATGCTGACAGGGAATGCGCCCCTGCCTAGGGCGGAACAGGAGGGATTCGAACCCTCGATGCGATTCGTCACCGCATACACGATTTCCAATCGTGCTCCTTCGACCACTCGGACACCGTTCCAATGATCAGTTCAAGGCTTGAACTGCAATTTGCCGTTTGCCTCAGCAAGAAGAAGCGCTTCGATGTAATCAATGTGATCGTCAGCGCCCGGAATCTCATGTCTCATGCGAGTCAGATTCTCTCTTGTCCTCATGATCTCTTCTTTTGTGTTGTTGATGTTGATCACTTGACCCGGTTTAAGCTCAGCAAGTGCTTGCTGAAGCTGTGGTAGAGGGGTCTCTGCTTTATCAAGCACATTTCTTACCTTAGGCATTCAAAACTCCTAGCTGCGCGGGCAGGGCTCGAACCTGCGACCCGAGAGTTAACAGCTCTCTGCTACTACCAGCTGAGCTACCGCGCAATATCATCACTTGTTCTACAATATACTGTAGAATATTCTTAGAATACAAATAATAGTTACATGTATGTTCTTATCTAAACTTTTACATGTGGCACGTAGGACCTACTCTGAGGCACGAGAGAAACACAAGGAACTAACTCGGTCTCCCAAGTGGAGGCAAGCACGGGAGAAACACCTAGACGACAATCCTTACTGTGCTGCCTGTGGGTCACACAAGCGAGCCCAGGTCCATCATGTTAGACCCTTTCATCTCCACCCCGAGCTCGAGCTCGACCCGAGCAATTTCATCACCCTGTGTATGGACGTGAACGAGTGTCACCTACGGATAGGCCATGGAGACTCGTTTCAGGCTTACAACCCCAATGTCCGCGAAGACGCGGAGAAATTCAAGAATGCCTCAGCAGTCGTGAGAGGTACAATTGTCGAGGCTGCTAAGGCCTCAAGAAATATCGAGTAGGAATTGCTATCAATAATCATCCTCGCCTATGTCCATAGATGACCACTCTATCTTGTAGACCTTGATCTTGCCGAAGCCAATCACTTCACTCTCGTGCTGATACTCACCGAGATCGCCTAAGTCGTAGAGATTTTTGAAGTCCAAGAGTCTTCCCGCGTTATCTTCGCTCAGGGCGTGAAGAATCACACCGTAGAACCCATCTTCTGACCCCTCGAATGCAAATTCTTCTGCAGCGTAATGATCTGATGCCCATGATGATGCATCACCACGACGCGGTGTGAAGGTAAAAGACGCCTCAGCCCTTCCCTTCCGCTTGAGGGTGTCCTTCTTGCCCAACTTCAAGGCCTTCTTTAGCCATGCTTCGCTGACTTTCATCCCCCGGTAGACCGCTCGACCCCTGGGTTCCCTGAACAACTTTTTATATTGTCCCTTGTCGAGGATCTTCTTGATCAGCTTGGATCTCTCATCATTGAGGGGGATGTTGTCAAAGATGTGTTTTTCAATGCCGGAATAGAGCTTCTTTTCCTCTGCATTGTCCTTCTCAAAGGGAACATCCTCTCTCTCCTCGGCGAATGCGAAAGAGCCCAGGATAGAATTTGGTGGCTCCTCTGCCTTCTTTTCAAATTCTTTATCGAGAGTTGCTTGTGCTGTACCCATCCCCTTGATATAGGCGCGCAGTGTCTTATCAATGTTGAGAAATGAATTTTTCAGAGCTTCAAGAGCACCAGGCTTTCGAAACTTACTGTTGTGCACGTCGGTATATGAGCGCAAGATCTCTGGTTCAGGTTTTATTTCATCGTAGCAAATTCGATCCAGCGTGTAAAACGTGTGCCCTCCGCCCACAGAGCTTATTATTCTATCCTGCACACTTTGCGGAAGTCTCTCAAAGTTACTCATACCAGAGTCACCTTGATTTTCTTCAAGGTTTCGATAAGCAATTCCTGCTTCTTTCCACAGGCTGGTGTCTGAGTATCTGAATGCAGCTTTTATCTCTGCTAGATCGTCATACAGTTTCTTAGTCTTAGACGGAGCTTCCCGCAAGATTGAGGTCATGATCTATATATGCAGCACAGCGGATCATTCTTTTCGAAAACCGATCGGAATCTTCCCACTCTTCGGGGTCTCCAGCAGTTCCTCGACCGCGTGCACGACCCCAATCAGTGCAACTCCAAGCTTTAGGAACGACACCACCCTGGGAGATCGGGCAATCTCCCACGATTTCGATGCGACCTTCTTGACAACATGTTTTGAATCTCTAATGCTCAGCATAGAACAATCATAAACAAGCGTCAAGAAAGAGTACACACTTAGAACATGGACGCTTATGCAGGAGGTTCTCCGCCCACGGGCGGTGGGGCTGCTTCCGCAGCGGCGTCGTCGGGTCTAACACCCTTGGTCTTGAAGCCGATGTATTCTTCGGGGTCCTCGGGCCGCATGGGATTATCACCCTTGTCACCTGGGGAACTGGGCTTGAATCCAAATATGTCTGTGCCGCGCTCAAGCTCATACGGATAAAATCCATCGGCTTTCGTCGGATCTGTGCCCGATGCACCCGGTGGGCCCTCTAGCAGGACAGAGCGTATTATCTGCCTCAATTCTCCTATCGTGATCCTCAAGGAGCGTCCTCCACGGCAGAAGCAAGAGAAGTACTAGTGTTGTATCGGATCATGTCTCCGTCCCAATAAGCGATCGGGAGGTCACGCTCTGCGAATGCTACGAGCGGAACATTACCGCCGAGGAAGCCTTGGCTAGCAAGGGCGAATGACGCTGTGGCAAGACTCCGGGGCCCGTATTTCCCCGTGAGTTGTGCAGCGAACTCTGGGAATTTCCGTTGGACCACGTCGAAAGTGGTACGACGCAAATTATCGACCGTGAGACGAACACCTTCGTTGAGGTCATCGTCTTCTTCAACAGGTTTCCCGAGTCCGTCGGTCCCCATCAGCTCGATCTCGTCGGGGTCGACTGGGTCTCCATCAGGATACCATCGCCCGGGCAGCCATGCTTCCTCATCCAGTGCCTCGCTGAATATTCTTCGTAACTTGGAGGGTTTATTACTCATGGACTTTAAGTATTACTTGAAGGTTGCGATGGCCACACCAACAATCATTATGATTGCCCCTAACAGCATCCTGGGTGTCAGGACCTCCCCCAGTATAAAACGAGATCCGAGTATCGTAAGAGCAGTCATTGCAGTGGAACTAATGGTTGATGAATATCCGACCTCGGCGCCGGCACGAAGCATGTACATGAATGATATTCCCATTGCACAGCTAAAGATGGCTTGAAGCATTGCCCACAACATACCCAGACCCCGTGGTTCTCCCACGAGGTTGTTGGATACTGCATAGTACAAGCAAACCCACCCAATGATCGCATGGGTCGTACCGGTAATTGCCTCAAATTGGAATGGGTGAATCTTGCCTGCGGCTAATTTTCTCAATAGTGTAGCACATGTACCAAAGACGACGCTCGAGATGAGCAACAACCCTGTTGAATCGGATCTAGTACTTTCTAGTCCCATTATAATAGTTATGGTTTTACCATGAAGAAAAGCATTAACGAGAAGAAAGATTGGGGCTGGGGTGAAGAAGACCATGAGGGTGGAATGGCAATGAGCCAACTACATCGTCTCAATGACATCACTGAAATGATGTTGGACATGTTGAACTGTGAGGATGAGCTTCCTTCGTGGGTGCAGGCTAAAATCATGAGAGCCTACACAGATCTTAACGACGTCTTTGGGTATTTAGAACCGCAGACTGACCATGAAGCCTCGCAAGGAATCCAGACCCTCACGCAGTCAACAGTGCCTGTCTCAGAGGGCAAAAAGAAGAAGCGCGGGTTGTGGGCAAATATTTGGGCACGTCGACGTGCTGGTAAGAGACCAAAACGCCCGGGTGAAAAAGGCTATCCAAAGACGCTGGACATATAGTAGATTCTATTCCATGCTTTTGGCAAATATGATCGTTGTGTCGATCGCAATTGGTATCTTCATCGGGACTCTAAAGATTCGAGCTGTATGAAAACACAGAATCAAGAGTCATTCCTTCAGTCTCTTTGACAGCAGTCTCGTCGTTTAGGATCTTCATACGTAGACTACTGTCAGGATTTGAGAATTCACGAACATACTTGAACCGTGAAGGTCTCTTCTTGAGAGAGTCATCAATCTTGCTGACGTCGTTTGCAGTCATGACAAAAACGACACCCCGATAATCATTGTGCACACCATCAAGTGCGTTGATGATAGCGTCGAAGGTAAATCGCACCTGGTCATTCTTCATAGAACAGTCACGACCGGTGAATAGGGTGTCAAAGTCCTCCATCAAAACGATACACCTCCGCGGAATCTCAGAGAACATGCGTGCCACCGAAAGATTGTCATAGTCTGGGTTCAGATAGACCACATAGATCGGCAGAGTGTATTTCTTGGCGAGGTACTTGACAAATTGAGACTTACCGTTACCTGGAGCACCATGCAACAGGCAACTTGTCTTATTGATCTCACCGTTGACAAGCTTTCGAACGTCTTCTTCGATGTCCTCGTAAGACCCTTCGTTTAGATACACTCGTGCATCAGGATCAGGTGTCAATTCACCCAATCGATCAGGGTCGCTTGGCGTGAGTGCGCAGATTGGGATGTTTCCGTATCCGATCTTGCTTGACAAGATCGTCTCAATTTTTTTTCTCTGCCAACGCAGGAAGATGATCGAACTAACGTCTTCCTTGCTTTTCCACCCTGCTGTGAGCAAACGTTCACTTCTTGCAAAGAAGAACGGAGCTCCGCCCATGATGACGATCGATTCAAAGGTCTCAGGGTATCGTGGCGGTTCAACAAGTTCACCCGACAGTACCCACTTCCAAGATGAATCTTTCATGATTTTATCGATCATCCGCTTTGATGTATCACCACTAAGACGATACGTCCCCAGCAAGATGTAACGCAACACAGCCCAAACTGAGAATAGGCTAGTGCCGATGATTCCCACAAACCCTACGACCGAAGTCAACCCTGATCCAAGCATCGTGTTAGCATACTAGTCAATTCAGATGGTACTTTTCAACTAGACAACGCAAGATTAATTTGCAAGAGCTCATTCCCAAACTCTTTGAGCATCTCACAGTCTTCTTTTGTCCCACGGTGAAAAACTACGAATGAAAGATCAGGTTGTCGAGGATCAGCAATGTACAGGACCCATCTCCCGGTATCACCCTCTTGTTCAACTTGCAGTGGGTTAAAATCGTTGATATTCATGTTATGACTCTCAGGTATTCGACGTGTGTCCACCCCACGATCCCTCGTGAAGTGAGGACTTTAATTGCGTCACGGGTCTTCGGAAGATCTTCAGTGAGATCATCAAGTTCTTCGTACGGGACAATATAGCTACCAGTTTGGAGAACTACGCCGAGATCTGCATAGCAAAAAGAACCAATATTTTTTGCGCTTGAATCCCAGCAATCGTACAGGGTTGGCTCAAAATTTATTTTGAGACACACTAGACTTCCTACTGGTGGGAAAAGTCGCATTGCGGGTAATATTTCACACCAGCACCGCGGTGTATAAGATCATCGTGTGCTGACCGAATGAATTTTCGGTTCTTACGATCATGCTAGCATGGCCTCTGTCAAACGACACCCACAACATCGGGATCTAAATTTGAGTATTACATGTAGTCTCAAATAGATCGACGTAGTGTGGAGTTCCCGTTGAGTCTCGGGACTGTTGCGGCACAAACGGACAATCAGACTTCTGGCATCTATCGAGCATCTCTGCTCTCTCAATTCCACAAGATCCGCAGCGGCTACGAACTCTGTCTGAAGGCCATTCAAGCTGTGACACTGGTGTCACAGGTCTAATTGTGGCTTCCAGCACGGGAGAAGGCTTGTCATTTTCTTCCTCAAGAAATTCGATTCTTGATCTGAGAAATAGAACCTGATTCTCAAGACCGCGGATCATCTTTAGCAGTTTGCTCTTCTTCATAGAGAGAAAAATAACATGCAAGCCGCAAGTTATACAACAAGTGTCTCTTCGGGTCGAATCTCTCCGAAGTACTTTGCTCGAGCAACCATGCACTCCACAGAGTTGCTGACACGGACTCTGCATGGATAGTGGGTATGACCAGCAAGCACGATGCAGCGCTTCTTCTTACGCCCCTGCATCACCTCTTCAATCCGTTGGCCCAGTGTGAAGTTCGTGTTGTAGGGCAACCAAAAGTCTGCCTGCTTCGTGCCCGAGGCAGTCGTGGCCTCACCCCACGGTGGGAAGTGAGTGAGGATGTACACTGTCTTGTGGGTCTGTAGTGCTCGCTCGAGGCGTTCACCTATGATGTCGGCAGACCTGTCTGCCATGGCGCGCCAGGCTTCAATGCGCTCTTCCATGGAGGACATGTGAAAGAAGTCAATCACCACGGCGCGATCCAGGGTCCAGCGCAGGTGGTCGGGCAGTCCGAGCCTGCCGTCATACCAGCCCTCGGTACCGATGAGCGCGACGTCCTCCTCGAGGGACACGATGTCTTGATCTGTCATCCAGTGCAGGTTCGAGTGCTTCCTGCACACTCTGCGCACATCGTCGTGGACCGACTCGATGTGGCGGCCATAGTAGTCGTGATTGCCGAGCACGAAGTAGACAGGTCCCTTGAAGTGCTTCGCGATGAAGGCAAGGTCGGACTCGATGAACGGTCCCGAAGATACGTCCCCCGTGAGGAAGAGCCCGTCAGCCCCGGCGCGCTCGAGGTTCATGGCATACAGGCGCTTCAGGAAGGGAAGCCACGAGATGTCCATGTGGATGTCGCTGCACCAGGCGTAACGCTTCATGATGAAAGTAATTATTGCATGTCGTGTTACGCCAGTTTAAACTTTTAGTTACAGATTAGAAGTTTGGTGTGTAATCTTTGGACATCTCGTAGCGCCTGAGTCCCTCAGTCCTTGCCTCCATGCGCCACCGCGAGAGTTCTTCCCATGCATCGGTGCTGTGCACGAGATAGCTGATGAAAGCCTCAGCGCTCATTGTCCTGTCTGGGTCCCATCTGGAAATGAAATCACCGATTCTTTCCCTGATCACTTCGTCAACGTGCCGTGACCTCACCAGGGGCACTACAAGTTTCACATTTTTCTCAGCCATCTTACTGCCTCTCATGAGATCCTCTCTAGCGTGTCCATGCCGGTGTTGAAGTACGAGCGGTTGAGATAACACATCTGCGGCATGAGGACGTGGACAAACTGTTGATGTCGCTGCAAGTCCGTACCTGTCGAGCGATTCACGGTCTCCCCCACCAGGAGGACCGTGCCGACAGATATCCGCACGAATCTGTTCTCGGGATTGTTGAGGATCGCTGGCTCAGGCAGGGTGAAGCCCATCAGCTCACGTGTGAACATCTCGGTGTCCTTTGTGTGGAGCAGCCACGCGCTCCGGACACGCCACAGTGAACCCGAAGGGACTCGATTCACATGCGCCCCTTATGGTTGGTGGCGGTATATACTGACAACAGCATATTATCCCCTATGGTATCCTGTTTTGTTGCCGTACACATACTTATATGCATGAACTATGTTTATGTTATAACATGCCTAGTAAACGGCAAACAGTATGTCGGAAAAACGAAAGATCCTGAATCAAGAAAAAAAGGACATTTTGTTGCAGATCAGCACAGGAAATCTTTTCGACAAGTTGTTCATGCTGCAATTCACAAACACGGTGTTGAAAACTTCACCTTTGAAGTTGTGAGTGAACATGAGTCTGAAGCAGAAGCATTTGCCGAAGAGCACAGGCTGATCAAGCAAAAGCTTTCTGAAGGAATCATTCTTTACAACATGAACGAAGGAGGAGCGGGTGGGATTAATCCCACAAAAGAGACAAGAGAAAAGATGAGCAAGGCAAGATTGGGAATCAAGCTATCCGAAGAAACGAAAAAGAAAATCAGTGAAGCTGCAAAACGTCAGTTTTCAAATCCAGAAGCAAAAGCAAAGCTGGCAGAACAGACAAGATCTCGCTGGGGTGCATATTCGGAAGAAGAAAAGGCTTTACGGATCGAAAGATTAGCTGCATGTCACAGAGGAAAAAAGAGGATAATTTCTGAAGAAACCAAGAAGAAAATATCTAATTCTTTGATTGAGCGCGCCGATAAAGCTGGAAGATCCCACAACAATACAGAAGAATTTAGTTACAACTGCAAGGATTGCAATAAAATTGTAACAAAAATTAAGATTGTCACCAGAAAGCCGCCGCGCGTGAATGGCTTGTGTAAAAGTTGTAATTCAAAACGAATGTGGGCTTCACGAAAGCTGAAACAACTTGATCAGACTAAAGGCGGCCTTTGTGATTGCGAGGAGAGTCTTGAGAAATAGTGCGAAAGTGTACACCTGGGTCGGTGGATAGGTGAGCACCCAGTTGACAACTGCGACCACGATGGTAGCCGGCATTATTTCGGTAGAAGGAAGAGTAGCGCTCACGATCGGCGGTCGACGAGAAGGCAAGTACCGTGACCGACGCCTGCTTGCCGTCGCCGTTGGCGAGGCCGAGGTACTTGACCGCGGGCTCGTCGGAGCACTCGGCACACGTGGTGATGAGGCCGCCGGCACGACGCTTGGCGGGGGAGTTGGGGTCGAACTTACAACCGCATTCGATACATTCACGCATCATGAGAACACCTTACCACGGGGATGGTTGACATTGCACTTGTGGGACACGAATGGCATGAGAATATTCAGCAAAATTCGACCGTCCTTTTCATTGGACGGTCGATTCGATTGCATCAGCCTTTCACGCAGAGCACTTGTTTGAGCGTGTGCACGACCTCGACGAGGTCGGCCTGCGCTGCCATCACCTGATCGATGTCCTTGTACGCGGCGGGCGTCTCGTCGATCACCTCGCGGTCCTTGCGGCACTCGACACCCTCCGTGGCAGCACGGTGGTCCGCCAGCGTGAACGTCCGCTGTGCCTCTGCTCGGGACATCCGGCGACCCGCACCGTGCGAGCACGAGCACAGTGAGTCCGCGTTGCCCTTGCCCCGGACGATGTACGACCGCGTTCCCATGGAACCCGGGATGATGCCCATCTGGCCGGCGCGTGCCGACACGGCACCCTTCCGCGTCACCCACAGGTTCTCGCCGAAGTGGTGCTCCTTGGAGATGTAGTTGTGGTGGCAGTTCACCGCATCGTCCGTCAGGTCGAACTTGGGCCGGAGGTGGCCCTTCATCGCGCGGACGGCAGCCGCCAACATGAGCTGGCGGTTGGCAGATGCGTACTCCTGAGCCCAACCCACCGCCTCAACGTAGTCTCCGAAGAGCTGCGAGCCCTCGGGCAGGTAAGCAAGGTCCTGGTCGGGCAGGTTGATGTACCACCGTTTCATCTCCTCCTTCGCACGCTCGATGAAGTAGGAGCCGATGCGGTTGCCCACCCCTCGCGAGCCCGAGTGCAGCATCACCCAGACGCGGTCAGCCTCGTCGAGGCACAGCTCGATGAAGTGGTTGCCCGTCCCCAGCGTGCCCAAGTGCTCCGCCGTGACTCCCGACCGGCCGTGGACCTTCGGGTGCTTCTCGAGGATCCGCTGCCAACCGGGCTGGAGGTCCGTCCAAACCGAAGCCACCGTGTCAGGCACGTCACCCCACCGGCCTCGATCGTGGCGACCTCCGTCGTCCGTTCGACCGTGGGGAACCGCGGCCTCGATCGCCGATCGCAGGCCCGACAGGTCATCAGGCAGATCGTGCGACGTCATCGACGTGCGCACGGCGATCATCCCACAGCCGATGTCGACTCCGACCGCCGCGGGCACCACCGCACCCGACGTCGGGACCGCAGAGCCCACCGTCGCGCCTTTGCCCAGGTGCACGTCGGGCATCACTGCCACGTGCGGGCCGACGAAGGGAAGAGCTGCAATCCGCTCGAGCTGCTGTACGGCCTGCTCTTCGACAGGAACACCCTCGACCCACATCTTGATGGGCCGGCGCCCGTCCTTCACAATCGCTATCATGAGTTAACCATACCACGTTCGAGGGCGACTTTGCACTGGGTCAGCGATCTTCGCTCCCAACGATTGCCAGCACAGTGCGGAAGACGATCGCAGCAATGAAGGGAATAGTGCACGCGACCCCGACTGCAGTGACACCCGTCCGAGCATCTGGGGCAACAAACATCACTGCGAGGAGCGGCCCGCCCATGATGAGCAAGACACCAGGCAAGTCTGAGTCGAAGAACTTGTTGATCTTATCCATGTCCTTACTGTACCTCTTTCATGATCGACTCTGCGCTCAGGTGAAGTCCTCCCACCGAAGCACGGGTTTCTCCACTGCCGCAGTGAACCTCTTCAGGTCGGCAAGGAGCTCCTCCAGAGTCTCGCCGTAGGGGGACACCTCGGTCTCCGAGCAGTTCACGGGGTTGCCGTCTGCGTCGTAGTAGACCTCGTAGATGCCCAACCAGGTCTCCCCGCCCGACGCAGTGGTCCGGGACAGGACGCGGTAGTCCCAGGTCATTGGCCACCGTCCTCTCGGACCGAGATGTTGTGGAGGAAGTCGCTGAAGCTCAGATCTCTCATACTCTCATACTCTCAGTGTACCCTTTCACTGTCAACGACTCAAGCAAGGCGTTCCCACATACGAAGGCGCTCGTCCATGGGAACGGGGGGAGTGCATTGATCGCAGAACTTGTTGTAGCCTGACCAATCATCATTGCGGCGGAACTGCAGCAGTGTATAGTACAGGACTTTTGATTCATCATCCATGTCGCGAGTCGGATTCGCAGCTGCGTCGGCTGATTGTCTGTATGCATCGTAGATCGCACTGAGGAGCTGAACTCCCATCAGGCCGAGGAATATTTTGCCGCTGCGGTTGAAATAGGCACCCATCACATTTTCCACCCTGAGGTCCCACACTATGCTTTACACATCAACAAAAAGAAAGGATATCGGCCTTGTGCCATATCATGAATTTTTGTTAAAATTTTTCTTAAGTAAAGATACTTATCATGGAGATGATCAAGACGTTCAAGGTAAAGCATGGTGTGAACTTTGATTCTTCTCTCTTTGAGAAGGCAGTTAAAGTTGCGCAGTTTGCTCTTGAAAATGGTCTTGTCTCAACAAAAGTCGTCAAACACATTGGCCTAAAATCTGAGATTGCTAATCAGATCGTTAGAAAATATGGACTGAACAAGAAGATCAAATCAATCAACCCGAAGAGAGTGAAGCTAACTGTTCCTGGTCAAAATCTAAAGTTTGATCTAGAAACTAGAAAAATAAGAATTCCAAGCCTCAACGCAGAATTTCGCTGTTGGTTTCCTTCTGGTTGGACAAAACTCAATCAAGTCGAGATTGATCAGAAATGGGCTTATGTTTCCGTGACTTTCCCCGATCAACAGGCCGATGAACCTAAAAGTTTCATCGGCATCGATCTTAACTCAACTTCTCACTCCATTGTTGTGGCAAATCCGCTTACAGGCAAGGTTCAGAAGTTTGGAAAACAGATTCCTTTCTTGAAGAAGAAGTATAAGAATATCAGGCAGAACCTGCAAGAGAAGAAGCAGTGGTCACAGCTGAAGAAGATCAAGGATCGTGAGAGAAGGAAGACGACTGATGCGATTCACAAGATCACAACTAAAATAGTCAAAGAAGCAAAGAAAAGTGGAGTTGGAATTAAGCTAGAAGATCTTTCTGGGATTAGAAAAGATTGTACGAAGAAGTACCGTAAACAAGGAAATCACACCTTGAACTCTTGGCCATTCTATCAGGTGAGAATGCTTCTCACTTACAAGGCTAAGGAGCAAGGTGTCGAGTTGAATGTTGTTGATCCTGCTTGGACATCAACTTCATGTTCTCGTTGCGGAGTAGTTGATAAAGAGAGCAGAAATGGAAAAGTGTTTCACTGTTTGCACTGTGAACACATTGATCATGCGGACGTAAATGCAGCTTTCAACATCGCATTACGCCCAAAGATCGATCCTGTGAAGAAAGAGATTCGCAGGAAGGGCCGAAGGATGACACAATCATCCGAGCTGAAGTCCCTAAAGGGTAAAGTCGATGAAGGCAAGACTACCCTCGAACCTTACGGCCTTGTGCCGTAAGTTATTCAGCGGCCGAACTTTGCACACATGTCAGTTCATGTTTGAAGCAGGGACGACGCCGGCATTTGTACAATCAGCCTTACGTGACTCCATCTGCCAGCCAAAGAGGTAGCTGTCGACCACCTTTTCGAGACCCAAGGATTCTGCCGCGCTCCACAACACTTCAGCTTCTGTGAAATGGACCTCCACGTCTTTGCGACCCGACTCGACGAGCCGCGCAGAAGCTTCCAGTGCCAGAGCAATTTTGAGAGCGTCTTTGTTCATGGTTCTACTATACCGTATTTCGATGAGACTTTACACACTACCAAGGATATGCCAGCTCTATCCCCGCCGCCTTGTAGGACTCTGCGGGGTCGGCTCTACCTGTGTTATGACCCAGCTTCCTGAGGAATGCAGCCTCCTCCAAGAGGATCCAACAAATCCGGGCATTCTTGAGGATACCCTCCACAGCAGAGGGAGTCGGGCTTGTCAGTGCAAGGATCTCATTTCTGAGGTCCACTGCTGGCTTCCAATGCTCCCAGTGCATCATCGATGCTTTACGTCCACCCGGGAACCGAGCACCGTCATAGAAGTTGTACACTCTCAGGTCACCCAGACCGAGCTTGTGAGCTCTTGCCTGTGCACGAGTTGAGGCGTTCCTCGGGGCGACGTCCTGCATCCCCCTGCATAGGGTGAGCAGGAGGCTCAGGAGGCCTCTTCGTGCCTCACGGTCTGTCGTCTTCCGCACGGATAGGACGATGCCCGACGCTGTCTCAGCCATCGCTGCAAGGAACTGCGGGTTCAAGCAGGTATCTCCACCCACCGGACGGTGCCCCGGGCATCCTTGACCCCGTAGGAAGCCTTGAAGTTGCCCCGGAACTTGTTGACCCCGGCCCAGAAGACCCGGCCGGTGAAGCCATCCACGGTGACCGTGGTGCCCTTGGCCGGAGCCTGACGGAGGCGGGCTTCCGCCGCAGCGCGGAGGGGCACTTCCTTGGCGGCACGGTTGGCGGCCAGCTTGGCCTTGCGAGCTGCTCGGGCAGCGGCCTCCTCACGGGCGATGCGAGCCTCCTCTGCAGCGGCTTTGGCGGCGGCCTCGGCCTTCGCGGCCATGTACGCCTGGAAGGCGATGTAGTTGGCCCATAGGAGGGGTTCCGAGCCATCCGTCTGGCTCACGTCGACGGCGGCCGACAGGGCGAAGCCGTTGCGGTCCGAGAAGAGGTTGGTGCAGTCCACCCAGGCGAACTGCTCGAAGAACTCCAGGTCGCGACGAGTCCCGTGGGCGTCCGAGCTGAGGCAGCCCGTGTTCACCCGCAGGTCGGACTTGGTCGTGTTCCTGTAAGGAGGGAAGTTGTGGGTGCCCAGCCAGACCAGGGCCTCGGTGCACTCCGTGGAGCGGTAGTCCGAGTAGTCCAGGGTGGACGACCAGTTGCGGGTCTCCGTGAAGTGGCGGACCTCGATCACTCGACCTGCGAAATAGGTCTCTTCCACAGTGGTGCCCGTCTTGCTGTCGTAGGAAGTCTTGGTGATTGCCATGGTCTAACTATACCCTTTTCAGGTGGGACTTTGCACTCACCCGACGACCCGGATGCCCTCGATCCGAGCCGACCACACGTGGCCGTTGGATCCCTGCACGAGGAGCTTGTGGATCGGGTCCCCGTGGTACACCTTTAGGACCGTGAAGATCCCGGTACCGAGGCCGTTGACCGCACCGAGGACCACCTTGTCGCCGATCTTGATGTTGTTCATGGTTCTAGTATACCTCTTTCGGTTCGAACTTTGCACGACTTTTCAGCGCCGTGGCCACATGATGTCGTCGTCGAGCCACTTCCGCGGGATGCCTGCCCCAGGTGCCCGGGCGATGAGCTCGATCATGTAGCAGTGCCGCCGGCGCAGCTCGGCCACGGCGGGCTGGAGCTCCTCCGCCGTGTTGGCGAAGGTGTTGCGGGTGACCGTGCGCCCGTTGGGCTGCGTGTATTGGATGATCCAGGACATGATTCACTGTACCTCAGTCAGGGCAAACTTTGCACAGGGTCTGCTTGTTGAAAGTCAATTTCAACAAGTGACAATTTGTCACTCACGAATTTTCAGAGTCAAGTAGCCTCCAAGCGATGATGGCAGCTCCCGGGAGACCGAAGAATGAACAACAGTAGAGCCAATTCATGGCATCAAGGTGTGAGAAATCCGTAAACAGGTTGACGACTCCCCACCCAACCGTACCAAGCACAAATGTTACAACCGGGAACAGAAAACCTCGGGCCAACAAATGAGTCGCTATCTTTGCCTGTGCAGGTGAGATGATGTGCACGATTGCGAATAGACCGAGAAGCACAAGATAGATCATCTTTGATTCTCTGCGTGGGCAATCACGGCAAGGAGGAGGAGTGATCCTGAACTCACAACCCAGAGATAGAATGATACCTTGTCATGGGTTGAAAGGTACGCGATCGGAGCGACCGCTGCGCAGAACGCAGCGGTCGCGAGGAAGAACTTCACTCTCTTCTTCAGTTTCATTGTCTCATGTCTTTCGGGATGCTCTCGATTAAGTCTGCCAACTTTCGCAGATGGCTTGGATCTGTCAGGTCATACGTTTCTGCCGGTATGACCCCATTGTCTCCTGAGCAGATCGCGTGTAGCGCGGGTGTCGAATAAAGCTGCACTGTGCAACCGTGTAGACTCGTGAAAGTCTCGCCGTCCGCAAGAAAAGACGTCAGATTGTCGATACAGACCTTGTTGATCTTCTCACTCATAGTTTATTTCTACCACGTTTGCGTGGCGGTTTATACGGTGGGATCTCATACGGAATCGGGCTTGTTTCGTATCGATCCCACTCGGTCTGTAGGCGACCCGACAGCTCCTCGCAGATCCACAATAGTGGCTTCCAGTTCTTGCCAAAATATCGCGGCCACCACTGATGGTGTACTTCTTCTGTGCCCGTGCAGAAGATTACCTGTAGGTCATCGAGGTTTTCGAGATTGGGCTCCCTTGCCGGCTCCATCCCGGTGGCCCGTTGCCAGGCTTTACCCAATCGAGCTTTCTCTGACTCTTCGTACTTTACTTCGTTGTAGACGTAGAAACCACGTTCTGGGATCTGTAGCATCCCAATACCATAGTCAAACGTAGTCAAGATCTACAACTCAATGACGCCATCCGCGACCGCCGTGTGCACGGTAACCCCAGCCCGGTCTAACGTAGACATGACCTGGGACTGCGATCACTTGCGAAGGCACGGGAACGACGATTGGTTGTGAGTAATAGCTGCCATAGTAACGTGGTTGCGGCGTGTAATACGGGTCGTAAACGACCGGTCCTCGGACTGCGCATCCAGAGAGAGATGCGAAGAAAGCTGCTGCGACGACACTGAGTAGATGCTTCATGTATATACTGTATGCTGTACGATCGATGAATTTTCGCTTTCCATCAGCCTCTTAATCGCAAGATAAGCCTCACTCGTGTGAACTGCTGCTACACACCGCGGCTTCTCGGTCGCGCTTGATTCTACCATGACCAATATGCGGCTGGGCTTCTTACCTTCGTCGATTGCGTATACTTTCATCTTATTCATCTTCATCAGGGTCAATATTGTGGAGATCGATCCTTGAGACACCAGTGTCTGGGATCTTCTTGAATGGTCCTGCGTCGAGGGCAACAAGGTCAGGCACCGTGGGTCTATCAAAGACGTCGTCATCGGCGGTGATGGTCTCACCCGCAAGGAACCCGGGATCGTGAATGGCATCTTCCATCCTGAGACAACCTGGAAACCCACGGGAGCATTCAGACGTTTTTCCGGCTGGAAGCCTGCAGTAATAGCACGACGCTGTCGAGCGGGCCAACATTCCCCTTAGAGTCAAGTTTTCTTCTCGAAGATGCTCAACTTCTCTCTGCAGAAGCTGTATCTCACCCGGCGTAAGAGCCATAACGACAAATTATACTACAACATGTGATTCTACACAGAAGATAAAACTTCAAGATCGTCGAGGGGCAGCACCTTGTACACTACGTCACCCGTAGTCAACAACACTTCAAAAGCGTGAGTCTCGTATTGGAAGTCTTCGTAGAACCTCAGCAGTATCCCTATCTTAGGGACTGAGCTGAAGCTATCAACATCGAATTCTTCCCACGAAACGAGATCCCCTCGTCGAAAATACGGAGTGTCGATCGTTCTCCGCATAGTTTAAACTATGCGACAAGAAACTAATTATTCGAGCTCGGGTATGCTCTTCGTGACTCCCTTGAATAGTACATCACTCAGCAGCACTAATGCAAAAGCAGTTTTAAAACTGATGTTGGGTAGGCTAAAAAGTGCCCCAGCACCCAAGTTCCATGCAAACTCTGCGATGAAAGATTTAATCGCTAGCACCAAGCTTGCTGCAAATAGCTTAGTCGCGACGTAAGTGAATATTGATACCTTGGGTTTATTTGGGTCGTTTTGTGTCGTCATGTTTGCTCCGTACACGGTGATCTAATGTTTCAGCAAACGACATCAAGATGATGCCGCACGCGACCGCTGCACCCACGACCGCAACAGCCTGTGATAGAATGACCAAAGCGTGGATGATAGTAGCCATCAATCGAATCTCGGCTATGCCATCTTGATCTTTGTCTCATCGATCCACCCGACTGTCGTGCCTACAATAACACGAACAAACGTGCGAGTCTCCAACACAGTCCCAACCATCTGAGGAGTAAACTTGTTGGACCCGGTCTTGGGCAGAATATCATCTGCTAGCCCGGCGGATTCGTTTTGTTCGGAGAGCGTGACAGTTTGACCTGGTTGAATACTTCGCATCTTCATTTTTAATCAAGTTCGTTAGCGATTTTGATACTTATTGCCATGGAGGACAATTGGCTCTCCATGGCCGTCGTGCGCCAAGGCGATCTCATCTGGGAAGGAGATCAACTCGTTCTTGTCCTTACGGTCGAAGAACAGCTTGATGGATCGCGCAAATTTCGTGTCTTAAAGGGTGACGTTGTGTACGAAGTCTATAGGGACTTGGGCACGTACGTGTTGGGTGAATTGGTCACTTGGGTGGGCGACGATCTCAGTCAGCGGTCACTAATGAAACCCCCAGCTATTTACGTGAAGAACGAACATTAGCTTCGTGCGAGGTCGTAGCAGCGTGATTGGGTGTTTGTTTATCTCTCACAGCGCGGAATGCGTCCAGTGCTTCAAGGAGCTCAGCACGAAGTGAGGCTGACATTTCAGTGTATTTGACACGAGCGATGAGGCTATCGAGGTCGAGAATTTCTTTCTTAATTGCCATTGTTATCCTGATCTGTAGTTTGTCGTGATTATTCGTGTAGTGACGTCGTGAGCTATCCCTATGAGTCTGACGCCGACTTTACTGGGATCTACCCACCCATTGTGTGGAGCGTAGTTGCCTGTGTCAACATAGACCCAAGACTGGGTCTCATCAGACCACTTGTAGATGTTTGCGTCTTTTGCTGATGGGTGTGTATATTTGGCGACTTCAGCCGTCGGTGCAACCATTACAAAATCGATGTATTCATCCCAGTCTGGAAGATCAACTCGAGTGACATGAAAAATAAACACAACTCAAACAGTTGTATATCCGGGCTGCTCAGAATCTGGGCCCAACCATTCAATCTCATGTTCCATCAGCTCGAGACGTTCACCCGTAAGGGTGGTTGCTCGAATCAGATAGTAGTCAACAGTGTCGTCCTCGTCCAGATCAACTTTTTCGATTGACTCGACTAGAGCCATCCTACCTTCGTGGCGAGGTTCAGGATGCAGGGTCCTACCCAACCATCCGTGTTTGTCGATCTTCTTAATTGAGACGGCGCCTCTCATCGGTACTCCGCATTCATGTGATGGACACGTCGGCGAGACAGAGCGTCTTCGGCTTCGTCACGGGTATCAAAGAACCCCATGACGCAACCGTTTGCGGTGAAACACCACTTGCCGATGTCGTTCTTGTCGAGAGTCGAACTACGTGTGACGTCTTCGGGAGAGACTTGAAAGATGATCATGTAACAGTTATACTCCATCGCCGCGGTGCTTTGCACCCCCAGCGTTACTCAAAAAATCGTCAATGTTACGGGGACGGAGGAGCTCAGCCTTGAGAGCTGGGTCTTCCACCCGGTGGGACACCTTGAGGACGACGACTTCCTCTTGTCCTTGATTTGCTGCAAGCGTCTGACGCAAGAAACTCTGCTCAGGATCGTCCTGAGGCATCGTCCTCAATCCCGAGTATGAGGGCATACCTTCACTCAGCATATTCTTGATGCTGAATAACTTACGGCACAAGGCCGATATCCTTTCTTTTTGTTTTTGCGTAAACAATAGATAATACGTCAATCACCTGCCCAGACCGTGTCGCCCAGGCATGGACCCCACCCACCGTCATCTTGACAGGTTCGATAGCCCTTCGAACAATCGACATGATCGCCGCTGGTTCGATAGACAACGCCGCAATAAAACTGTTCACCAACACCCACGTCGAGGCACGGACAGCCTTCCACAGGTGGGTCGCAAGGATCCACCGGACCGGAATCAACGTAAGCGAAAGAGGCATCCTTGCTCCCAATGGGATCGATGCTCTTGGGCCGAACATCGTCTCCGCAAGAGGCTACTACGAGAAATGATGCTATGAAGAATTTCTTCATGGTCTGTCAGTGGCTGCCGAATGCACCGGTTGCGTCGCTGCCGGCCTTGCTGACCTTTGCGCCGAGCTGTGTATAGCCGATGTATCCAAGGACGAGGATGAGGGCGAGCATGAGGCCGTACTCGACCATCGTGGCACCGCGAGAATCTCTGAATAACTTGCTTAGGTGTGTCTTCATGCGATTAACTATACAGCGAGCTGTAGGAATCGTACAGCGTCAGTCACTGTCCGTCCAGCATGCGGGCGATCTTCAATCATGTCCCTGAACCACTCCCAGCACTCCCGAGTGTGTTCTTCAGGTGATGGAAGGTACTGCCAGTCGTCTTTGAACTCGTCGTGTTCCATGGATTCAGTATACACTTTCCACGTTGAACTTTGCACCGCTCAGTCGCCGATGGAGTGAGAGCACGTGGCCACGGACACCGTGATGTTCCCGTTGCGGTCCTCGGGGTTCTCGAAGTCGACCTTGAACTGGGACTTGCCGAAGATGCCCGCGAAGCGGACCTGGGCCAGCCGAGAGGCGTCCACCAGCTTGGGCATGTGGGAGTACAGGGGATGGAGGCGGTAACGGACGTAGAAGCCCCCGTCATCGTTCCACGAGTTCTGGACCAAGGTGGTGCCGAACTCCTCCAGGATGAGGACGTCGGCACCGAGGCCGGTGGCGATGCTGAGCTCCCGGAAGAGGGTGACCACCTCGTTGAACTTGGCGTGGAGGTAGGTGTTGGACAGGTCCTTGATCGTGATGGCGTTCTTGATCATGTTCTCAGTATACATCTTTCAATCGTGACTTTGCACGGACTCAGTGCTGCTCGGCAGCGGGGAACGGGAGGGAGAGCTGCTCAGGCTGGGGAGCATACTTGGCCACGAAGGCAGCCGGGAAGGGACGGAACCGCTCCCCGTTGTTGGAGTAGATCCAACCGGACGGGGTGAGGACGTAGGAGTACGCACCCATGGCCTCGAAGCGAAGCTCCTCCAGGTCGGAGAAGCCTCGGCAACCGGCGTTCGACTCGCCGAAGTCCCGCTCATAGGCCTGGGTGGTGTCTAGGTCGTCACCGAGGCCCGAGAGGTCTCCCAGATCGATGAGCCGCCCCAGCTTCTCCGGGTCCGACCAGTGTTGGAGGAGGTCCGCGCCGACGCCTTCGAGGTAGCCGTCGTAGTGACAGTAGATCGCGTGGATGGAGCCTTCGTCATTCTGGATGCCGATGTAGGAGTGTGTGCTCATGAGACTACTATACCCTTTTCAGGAATGACTTTGCACAATGTGAGGCTCAGGATTGATTACAACCATGGTGTAACCCTTGTCGGTGAGGTTCTGCACTGCCCTGTAAACTTGGGATGCAAGCACATCCTTGAACCCAGGCATGCCCATGGCGTCGCGGTAGGTGATGCGATACTTGATGATGTCCATGGATTAACTATACCACTTTGCGGTTGAACTTTGCACTGGTTCGGGGGAGACCCCCGAAGGGGGTCAGGCCTCGATCAGGGGGTAGGCGGAGATCTGGATGCAGTGGTACCCGGACTCGTGGAGCTTCCGAGCTTCCTGGACCATCCGTGACTGACGGACCTGCTTCCGGCCGGGCTTGCCCTTGGGGGTGTAGTATGCGATCTCGTAGATGGCTTCGTTCTTCATGGTTTTACTATACCACTTTCAGCCGTGACTTTGCACGGAAGCCAACAATGCCGCCTTCGTCACCGTGACCTCCCTTCCCAGGGAGGGACCGGAAGTGACAACTGCTCGCACCAGTCCGACGGGCTTGTTGTACCAAGAGCCCCACTGTGCACCGGTCAGGCCGACGACCATGACCGTGGTGGGTTCTGTGAAGTGGATCCGACCTTGGCGGTTGTGGATACGGGGTTCACCCGCTGAGTCAAGCGTGTCGCCCCGGCGGCGGTCGTCCTCGTACAGGGCATCCAGCTCCTGTTGGGAGCGGATGTAGAAGACCGAGGAACCGGTCGACATGAGGTAGACGTCGCCCTTCTTGACCTTGTTACCCTTACTTTTCATTTGCCTGTGTGCCATTCTCGATCGTTGTTTCGTCATCGACCCGCTCGAGTCGTCGTAGAGAATCATTGAAGTACACCCTGTTGACCCAACCCACGCAGGGCAAGAAGACCCGGACGAACTCTTGGTGCTTCAGATTGCCCTCCAGGCCTCTACGCACTGTATCACCCACGACGATGATCGTCCCGGGAGCTAGGTAGTGTTCACCGCCGACGGGGTGGAAGGTCATGGGCGGTCGGGGCTCAGGAGTCACCCAGATACCGTTGAAGGACTGGGACATATGGGGTGCAATATTCGATGCGACGACCCTCCACATAGACCCAGTCGGAACCTTCACACTATAGATATAGACCCAGGTGTGAGCAGAACTTCGCCTTCGATCCAAAAGATCCCACCGCTTGTCGTGGACTGGGCGACTCGAACCCTGCCCCCGTTCTCGATGAGGAAGACCTGCGGTTCGTAGTACGGCTGGTGATCTCCCACTTCTTCGTGGATCTCTCCCAGATGCACTCTAATCCTGTCCGACAGGGCACGCTTCAGGACTCGGTCGTAGACTTGATACGCCGCGCGGCATGACCTCTCCCGTGCCAGGAGCCGGCCGATGCGGCGTCCTCCGTCGTCGGCCTTGAGGACCCTGAACTCACCGCCGTCTCGAGGGGCGGCAATCTTACACGCGACGAGGCTTCGAGAGTCCTCGTAGCTGTAGGAGTCTCCGCCCTTGTACGAGACGAGCCAGTCCGAGTTGATGAAGATGTAGAGGGTGTCGCGCTTCTTTCTCTTCCCGTACGCCTCACGCAAGGCAGACCAGTAGGCATTGGAGGCCGACTTCCACTTGAAGCGAAGCTCCTCGGTTCTCTGCTCCAGCTGGCGCCAGTCCAGCACCTTCTCGGGTTTGACACCTGGGCGCAAGTGGGGAGACCCGTATCCGAAAGTGGTGTGCACCCGGCGGGACAGCTCGTGCATCTTCCTCTGCTCCGCCGTGGGATGCTTTGGGAGGTGGAACGACCCCTTGTAGTCCGGGACCAGGGCGTCGATGTCGAAGGTCTTCATCAGATGTACTGCATCGTTTCCGAGTTCTTGACAGCCGCCTCGGAGGGGGAGAAGTTCCAGTTGCGCCAGGCGAAGGTGTCGGGCTTCAACATCTTCTTGCCGCCGCCCGTGGTCTGGACGGTGATGGTCTTGGCCCCGATGGAGAGGATGGGGCCGTAGTAGGAGAGGTTGTAGGAGTCGTACTCGGCCTGGTCGCCCGGGACGAAGCGCTGCATGCCGACCAGGCCGCCGTTGTCGAAGCGCTCCACGATGACGTGGCTCTTGGGAACGATGGTGACGCGGTAGTGGGACGAGCCAAAGGAGTGTTCGAAGACGTTCATTGCGTCACTAGCCGCCGGCGCATCTCGACGAGCTCACTGTGGCGCATCGAATAGTAATCGTGAGCCCCGCCGACCCGACTAGCCTCCCCCAGGAGTGTCTCAATCTTGCTGATCTTTTCGTCGAGAAGTTTCTTCAAGATCTCGAGGTCTTGATTGTGGACTTGGGTGTAACCATCCCTCATGGATATAGTATACAACCGCGGTCCCTAACTTTTCACTTATCGGTTGGACCCGGCTTCGCAGTCTTTCGTGCCCAATCTTCATGGGTCCAACCGTGGCGTGTTAGGATGGCGTGGAACTCGTGCATCAGGCGGGGCAGAGCGTCGGCTCCGCCACCGGCACGGACCGCGGCCGTATATTTGCGGGCAGCCTCAAGCAGCTCACGATCTACTACCTCGAATGGGCTGGGAGCGGTGTTATTCATCACACAAATACGTATGCAGGTCGACAAAAAACGCCTGCGATCTCCTACATATCACATGAGTTCGTCGACGAAAATGCGGTGGATCACCGTCGACACTCTGCGGGTGGGGGACGCAATCGTCCCCGCAGAGGGACCACCAATCATCATCCTGCGGATAGAGAAGATACCCTATCACCTCAGGTTCAGTATAATACAGGACGGCACCGTCTACACGGAAGATCTACTGCCCACCTGCTCGACCTGGGGGTGTCTCCTCAGGGGCCCGGGGTGGGTGGCTCGGCGGGGTGGCAATGTCACGGGGGGAGGAGACCCCCAAGATCTCAGCGCCGAACAGGAAAGCTCCGGCGAGGATCATGACCCTGCGGGCGGGCTGGGCGAGGGCCTTGACGGTAAAGGCGATTAGCCCGGGTGGGGGGTGGCCCACGGTATAGTTGCGGTGGATCCACCCGACGGTTCCGGAGGGTGCTAGGACTCTGATGTGGGTATCTGTCACATCCCCCAAGGCGACCAGCAGCGAACCCGATGGGACCCGACCCATCACGCCATGTCCCTCTCCCGTCTTCCACAACGGACAACTAGCACCGAAGTCTCGCATGTACAAGAGCTCGCCCGGTACGGGCGCTCCAGTGACATATCGAACCACTCGATCCCACAGCATGGAATAACTATACGTCGATCCCACGAAACTTTTTATGTGATGGAATATATCTCAGCAGCACTGCTCATCAAGAGGAACAATATGAGGATCAGACTATCACAGCTTCGTCGCGTAATTAAGGAAGAAATCTCAAGGGTCATCAACGAGTCGGGACCGAGCCCCGCAGAGGTCAAAAGAATCGTTGCCGACGACCCAGAGCTGCAGGATCAGCTCGATGCTCTCAAGGACGCGCTGGGTGACCAGGTGAAAGAGTCACGAGCTCGACGTCTCCGAGGCACCCGTCGTCGACTGAGAGAGGGCCTAGGCGGCAACGTGATGGCGGCGGGGGTCCTGCTGCTGGGCGGCATCGTAGCAGCATCAGGTGCGGACATGTCCACACTACCGATGGCGGTGTCGGCCCTGGGCGCTCTGGGCATCGGCGCCGGCGCGGCGGCCGAGATCTTCGCCGCGTACCAAAAGAAGCACGGCGGGGACGCGTCCTGGAATGAGAGCCATCCGGAGTCGGCCAACCTGCCGGACGACAGCCACCTGTGAAATAGGGATCAGGCCGGTAAGTCGAGAGACTCCGGCCTGAGAAGTTTAAAGGGTCCCTGGAAAATCAGGGAGCGGGCGCCCAGGCGAGGTCCCGGTGGTTGAAGCGGAGGGGCTCATCCAGCCACGCCTCACTGAGGAGAGAGATGACCGCTGCCGGGTTGCCCGGCAGGCGGGGTGTGGGGTCATCGTCGAGGACGATGCCCTCCTCACCTTCAAATGCCCCACCCGTGACCCGTACCCGGCAGCCACGGGGGAAGGTGGAGGGTGCGGTGACACTGTATCGATCGTAGAAGCCCAGGGGTCGTCTGCTGTCCATCATGGGTCCACCCTACTACGAGGGTGGTCACCTTTGCACAGAGCTCAGCGAAGCGTGCTTTTCTTGCCCGGTGGTGCGGGTTTGGCCGGCGGAGGAGGGGCGGCCCCGCCGAGGGCAGCAGGCGTGATTTGGCTCATCTCATCCAGCACTTTCTGCCACGTATTACGCTTCTCAGTCAACCAGGGTCTGTAGCAGAACTGCGCTCGGAGGTCATTTCGGACGGCGTCGAGGTGTAACAACTCCGCGCCGCGCTCGGCGGGCATCCACTCTGCATTGCCCGTGCAGAGGACGAGGATCCCCATCGCCCCGTGCTCTGATGCGACTTCCGTCATCAGCTCGTCGACGATGGGTCTGACCTCCGCGGCGACCCTCTTGATCGCACGGGCCCGCTCGGCCGGCGACTTCTGCACCATGAATTCATTGAGCAAGTATTCTCGTGCGACGACACCCGAGGCGGTCTTCATCCCCATGAGCTTCGACCCGGTGAGCTTGTCAAACGTCGTGAGCAGTTTGATCGTGAGGGTCTTGACCGCGGGGGAGTCACCCGATCTCGCAGTGCCACCGCCGTTCTGAAAGTGCTTTATCGACATCTTCACGGACCCGTCAGCTGACACGAAATCGGGCTCGTGTGCATCGGACGACGCGAAGGCAAGGTGCATCGCAGCCTCACCCTTTCCCGTGCGGTTGACGGGGGCCCACTCGACCGCGTCACCCCAGTAATTCAACATCGCATCGACGATGACCGAGGGCCATCCGGAGGATGGGAGGGGCGCCAGCACCGGGCCGCCCGCCTTCTTGACTGAGCTGATCTTTGCCAGGATCTGTGCGTCAGAGATGCCCGTGTACTCCCTGACCCGAGAGTCCTCGAGCGCGCTCAGTTGGTCTTTCGAGAACTTGTACAGCTTACCGCGAGAGATTCCACCCGCCTTATCGAAGGTGACATCGTACGTCCCCTCGCTGCCGTCGGCCCGGCGGATGCTGACCACTTCTTCTGTAAGGACGCCCTTGATATATTCTCGTAGGATACGGCTCATGTCGGTGGATTAAATATAATGCCCACTGTGAATTTGGGCAATCCATCGCAAATAAAGAGATTTATCTCAGGTCGAGCCGTGGCATCGAAAACATCATCAACTGCGGTGCCCGTCCCCCCTCGGTGAGGACCGCCTCCACCCGGGTGATCATTGCGACTGCAGGGCGGGCGAGGGCGTCACCTACCCTCATCGCCGGCTCTTGCTCTTCTCCCGGCGGCGGTCGGCAGCGAGGCGCGACTCCCGTGCGATCAGCATCACCCCGAGGAACCGGCGGAGGGCGGGCATCTCCGCCATCGCAACCTCCAGCTCGTCGAGGGCGAGTTGAGCAGTCGCCTCCAACACTTGCCCCTCGCCCGTCGACTCGTAGTAGAATCGACCCGTGTCCCGCAACTCCCGGAGGGCGGCGGTGAGGGCGGCATAGGTGGGAGCCGCACGGTGAACTTCCTTGTCCCTGATCGTCGAGGGGTCCAGCATGGATACACTCTACACCCGACCCTCCCGGGTTTGCACCGGAGATCAGCCCACCAGCATCTTGCGAATGGCAGCCCGCAGGAGCGACTCATCACTCCTGGGACGGCCCAGGCCGTCGACGAGGTAGGTGAGGCGGTCGATCGGACCGCCGGTCGGCCCAGGCGATGTCGCCCAGCTGGGCGATCGATTCGCGGAGGCGGCGGTATCGGGGGTGCATGATCGATAACTATGATGTGACCCTCGAGAATATTGGGAGAAAATCGAGGGGTGTCAACCTTCGGTTGATTTCTCGGCAATTCCCCCGTGGCACTCGATGACGGCGGCTGCCACCTCGATCGGGACCCATGGATACACGGTGTCGGTCCACCGGCCGGGGGACTCGGCCCACCTCCAGATGAGGGGCTCGATCACGCTCGGGTAGCCCAGCTCGACCGCGCTCCACGGGCCCTCGTCGGTGCGGGGATCACAGTAGCTGTGGCGGGAGGCCTGGATCGACACGGAGAAGCCGTCCCGGCAGGTGACCCGGGGCACCACACCCCACAGGTTGCGCGGGGCGGAACGGAGGTGCTCGATCAGGGCGGTGACCCACGGGTCGGGGTGCGGAGGCTCGATGTGCATCACTGGTCGACAGTATACTGCATGGGACAGACCGTACAACGGAGGCGGGACTGGCGGGACTTAAACGTGGGCGCCCCACCCTCCGGGGGAGGGCATGGGTACCGGGGATCCAGAAATCCTCCCGGGAAATTTCGGGCGGGAGGGGTCAATCGGATGGGAAATGTGTCCCGGGAATTTTTGGAGGGGCTTAGCGCCCGCCGCCGCAGAGAACCTCCACACAGTATGCCGCAGAGGGGGGGCGCCCGCCCCCCATATAGGGGCTCAGATGGCCACTCTGATGGGGGGCGCCCCCCGGCATGGCAGTGCCCTCCGATGGCCCTCTGAAGGGGCGCCCCCCACCCCGTATACAGCCCCTCTGCCGGCCCTGCGATGGGGGGCGCCCCCGCCCCATCAGGGCACCCGGGGTCTCACGCTGTGCCCCAGGACCCGCCGGCCCATCGCCGCTAGTTCAACGGCCGCGAGCTCGAGGTGCCCCACCGCGGTGGAGTAGTTGGGATCCGGCTCCCGCCCAGCGTCGCGGAGGACGAGCGCGGCCTCCTCGCATGCCCTCGCGGCAGCGGCGGTCGCGGCCAGTGCTGCGCCCACGGCGCGATCAGGTGTCATGTCACTCATGTCTCTCTCCTTGTTGCGGTCTCTCGTGTGGGGTCTCCCCGGGACGTCTCGAACATCCGGCCTGCGGTTTAGGAAACCGCCGCTCTCTCCAGCTGAGCTACGGGGAGTGGGTGCGCGGCACCAGTCCGCGCGGTGATAAGTAGGTGTCACCCCCGGGTCCGCCGAGGGGGATGGCCCGGTCCGGTGGGGTGCGGACCCGGGGGTGACGGATGGGGTCAGGCCCGTGGGATGCGGCGGGTCACGAGGACTGGGCGGACCTCGGGCCGACGAGCGCCGGGGTTACGACGGGCGATCGACGAGGCGCACGAGGACGCCTGCCAGATGCTCTGGAACAGGTGTGCCCCCGGCAGGGTGTCCCACCCACCGCGTGCCGCGGCGCCGCTGTACGCGCGTCGGGTGAGGAACTGCCGCTTGTGGGAGTCACGCACCACGTACATCGTGTAGAACTGGGTGGTGTCTGGGCGGTTGGGGGTGGTGTCCATGTCTGTGGTACGGAATCGCTTGCTCATTGTGTATTCTCTCTTTGTCTCCCCCGCCGGTCGTGGCGGGGTGGTGGATCAGGTGGGGCTCGAACCCACGACCAACGGATTAAAAGTCCGCTGCTCTACCGACTGAGCTATTGATCCGATGTGAGCGGAGGACGGGGCTCGAACCCGCAACATCCAGTTTGGAAAACTGGGGCTCTACCATTGAGCTACCTCCGCGGTCCCCGGTGGGGGTGGCACCCCTGGCAGGATTCGAACCTGCGTCATCCAGCTACGGTAATCTCGATTAGAAGTCGAGTCCGGTACAGGGGCATACTGTTAGTGTGTGTCAAATTCCTTTCATCAGAGCCGCCGTCGAGACTTGAACTCGAGACCTACGGTTTACAAAACCGTTGCTCTACCACTGAGCTAAGGCGGCAAGGGGACCGGCCGGTGACAGTCCGGGAACACCGGCGGTCCAGTGCGGGGGACGGGAGTTGAACCCGTAACCAACGGATTAAGAGTCCGCTGCTCTGTCCAATCGAGCTACCCCCGCTCGAGCGGGATCAACCCGCAGCCGCCATGTCAGCCACCGCGGTGGCCTGGCTGTTGTAGATGTAGAGGGGCTTCTTCACCCCGTCGACTTGGACCATCGCTCGGAGGGCCTGTGACTGGGTGACGACACCCACCATGCCGATGAACCGAGCATCCCCGCCGGTGATGCGGACCTGCGCGCCCACCGGGAGCCGGGGAGCCGCAGTCGCCGCGATCGTCGCCGCCGCGCGGTTGTGGACGAGGAGGTGCTGGGCGAGGGTGTCGATCATCGCGGCGCTGAAGTTGGCCGTGATGTCGCCGAAGACCACCGCTGCCTCGGAGTTGAGGGGAGCCAGACGTGCCCGGGCATTCTCCACCTTCTTCATGTGGGCCGGCTTTCGAACACCCTTCGTCGCGGCCTTGGCGGCGACCTTCTCCGCCCTCGCCGCAGCCTTTGCCTCCTTGCGGGCCGCACGGTCGGCCTTGAGCTGCTGGATCTTGGCCTCACGGGCCGCGGCCTGCTCCGCCTTCGCGGCGGCCTTGGTCTCGTCGACGGGCTTCTCTGCCTTGGGCTTCGGGGCCTTTGCCTTCACGGGCTCCGGTGCGGTCTCCACCTCGTGGGTGATGCCGGCCTCTGCCTTCATCGCCTTGCGGGCCTTCGCTGCCGCCAGGGCTCGCTCGATCGCGCTCATCGCCTTGTTGTCACTGTTGCTCACGTTCTGCGTTTCCATGTTGATTCTCCGTTTCCGTTTCCATTGGGCCGCGGGAGGCGGCGTTTACTTACACTCTCACCCTACATCGTAGGGTGGGAACTTTACACACCCTCTGCTGCAGAGAGGATCTCCTCGAACCGTCGTACGAACTCCTCTTGAGGCGTGAGGGCACGCCACTCTCCGTGGGAGTCCACGACCCTGTACGACACGATGTTGACCGGGCCGTCGACCACGTCCTCGACCACCACACGCTGCTCTCCTCGGCGGGTACGCGACTGCCAGTAGGAGCCGAGCTTGATGGGGGATACGTCAATAACTGTCATCAGTCTACCTCGATCTGCTTGTTGCGGTGGTCGTTGGGCCGGCGTGCGGCGCGGTGGCGCATCCGCTGGGGACGTGGGTGGCGCTTCGCCATCGCGACGGCGGTTGGAGAGCGGCGTTTCATCGTGATCTCACTGTACCACGCCGGGGCGGCACTTTACACCGCCTCGACGTAGTTGAGGTTCGTCAACATGTGCGGCGCTCCGCCGACGAGGAACAGGTGGCGGTTGACACGGAGGATGCGACCATTGTTCGACTCCTCCACCCGGGTGGTGCCCATGTAGACCACCAGTGTGCCCTTCGCGAAGGGCGGGGGATTGCCCCACGAGTACCCCGGTGTGAAGTACGGGTGGGAGTGGGTGACATAGCCCGGAGGCAGCTTAAACGTGTTCATCGCCGCCGTGAGGAGCCACAGGGATCCCGGCACCAGGGCGTCGAGGTCGAAGCTCGGGGGGACGATGTTCTCGTCCTGGAACGGGTGAGGTCGCAGCTCCCGCTGCGGCTCGGGTGTGTTCCAGGTGACCACCTTGCGTCGTCGTCTCATGATACTACCCTACCACATCGGGTGGGAACTTTACACAGGTTCAGTTGGGTTTTAGGGTGGGCTCCACGTGGGCCTGGCAGGTGGCACATGTGCACTCCCGTACGCCGGTCCAGGGGGTGCTCTCGTCTTGAGTCCCCACCGCGTACACCGGCCCGTGGTGCTCGATCCCCCAGATCCGGCGCCGGCCGGTCCAGGACCGCCACACGTCCGCCGTGATTGGAATCCAGTCGTTGCCGAGGTGGACCTCGAGGCCGCGGACCGGGATCACCTCGTCCGAGTTCGGGACGGCGAACGGGCCAAACACTTCTTCCAGGATGGGGGAGGGATTGCTATCCATGAGAACACTCTACCAGGAGGGAGGGTCACTTTGCACCCCGGCCGCAAAATAGTTCAACGGGAGCAGGGTCTCTCATCTCCCTGTCTCCCGTTGGGCGGTTACTGATCCCTGATGCTCAGGATGGTTCACCTGTCCATATATACTGAGCAAGTCACCGCACCGTGCTGCATCTGCCCATAACGTTGGTCCCTAGTGCGAGGACCAAGACTAATAACTAGAACACGATACCATAGTACACCCATCTACCAACTTTGTTTACCACCCGTCAGCTCAAGCGACTTCTTACGGACCCGGCGCAGGACCTCGGCCTTCCGCTTTGCCTTTGCGGATCGCGTCGGGCTTGGGTCGCCCAGACCCATACCTTGGGTCACCCACAAGTGGACCGACCTCGGCTCAGCCGCATGCGGGTGCTTCGCGAACTTGCGCCACAACTTCCTGAACTTGCGCTTCATCCGCCGGACCTCGTCCGGTGGCAGGTTGTTCAGAACCTTGTTCATGTCGTCTGGGACGCAGCGGATGGGTGCGATACCCATCGACATGAACAGTGAGTCTTCGATGATCTTTCTGCCCTCGTTCACTACTTACTCCTCCCCAGTGTCCAGCTCACATACGACTTGATGCAGGTCATGCGGATCCGATCAAACACCTTGCGGGACACGAACAATCCCAGTCGCTCCGCAAGCCGCCACCCACGGTGCCACGCCTCGAGTTCCTCCTCGAGGACTGCGACCCGATGGAGCATCGTCCTGGAAATGCTCGGATCCGCGGACTTTGGGTAACCCATGCCGAATCGCTCGTGGTGCTCCTTCATGCCGATGAGGTGGTGCCCACACTCGTGGAGCAGGTATGCCACTTGGGTCTCGGGTCCTGCCCGGTGCGACAGGTAGATGATCTTCTCATCATGCTCGTATGAGCCGCCGTTGGGCCGGCGGGCAAACTTTACCTGCAATCCTCGACCCTCACACCACTCGATCAGCTTGCCCAGGTTTCCGATTGCAGTGACATCCCGTGCCCACCTGGGTTCAAGGCTCGGCTTCTTTGCCCCGCGGCGGACTGCCCGGGTATACCTCGCCCATGCACGTTCCATCCACAAGGTTGAGTCGAATGCCTGCACGGGTCACCCCTTCACTTCTTGGCAGCCTTCTTGCCTCCGGTCGCCGAGATCGCCTTGACGGCGGCATCCGCTGACACACCGAAGACCTCCAGGACGGTCTCGACGCAGTACTTGTGGACGCTCTTGGCGAGCTCCAGGTTGTCCGTGCCGGCGCCCTGGGTGAGCTTCGACCACGCCGACACGCGGAGCTCACCGGGGAGGTCCTTCATGAAGGCAGCCAGGTTCTTGCCCTGGTTCTCGTCGAGGGTCTTCAGGCTCTTGGTCACGTACTCCGACACCTTCTCGATGAGCACGTTCTGCTTCTCTTGGCCGAGCTTCGCGACCTTCTTCTTGCACTTGGCGTAGTCCTTGAGGACCTCCTCACCGCTCACCTGGTTCTCGATCGTCTTGGCGAACGAGTGGAAGGCGATGGTCGCCTCGGTACCCACGTATCCGAGGCACATGGGGTAGAAGAGCTCGTGCTTGGGATCCTCCACAATTCCTGCCACGGTGAGTGCATCCGACAGGCGCTCCCACGACCGGCGGCTCGGGGTCACCTTGCCGGGCTCGGAGTCCTTGGGAGCGTCGAGCCACTTCTCGTTGCCGGCGATGAAGTCGACCACCATGTCGTGCACGTGGCCGTCCTTCGCCCAGGTCACCCAGTCCGCCACCGTCGGGGTGAGGTCGACGACCCAGAAGCGGTCGAGCAGCGCCGGGTCCATCTCGTTGACCGTGTAGGCCGCCGAGGCGTTGACCGCCGCGAACACACGGGTCGCCGGGTGGAGCTTCCAGCCGTTGAGCTCCCGGTCGAGGACGACCTGGAACGCTGCCTGCATGACCTCGGGGGTCGCACGGTTCAGCTCGTCGAGGAAGAGGCACCTGGGAGAGCGGCACGCAGCCTTGTACCACTCGGGCGGATTGAAGCGGGTCACCTCGCCGTCGGTCGAGGGCAGACCAATCATGTCACCCTCCGACATCTGCGACAGGCGCCGGTCGATCACCTCGAGCCCGAACTGGGCCGCAAGCTGGCGGACCACCTGGGACTTGCCGATGCCGTGCGGTCCGCGGAGGAGAATCGACGTCTCGATGGGGAGCTTGTTGGCGACGGCGGTGAAGGTCTTGATGGACATCGTGGTCATGTGTTCTTGTTCCTCGTTTGGAAGATGAGTTCAGTGTACCATGTGGGAGAGGGACTTTGCACTCTAGACCAGCGCAACTCCCTCGGAGAAGAGCTTCTCGATCTCGAGAGCGAGCATCTTGTACGACTTGCGCCAGTCGCTGTGCGACGCAGTGGCGATCACCTCGCCCTCGACCGCGACGGCGGTGCGGTAGGTCCGCCCGTCACGGGCACCCGTGACCGAGCACTTGAATTCGCGGCCGAAGAGCTCGCGGAACTTGAGTTCGACCTGGGCCTTGGGGTTGGGCTTGAATCCGAAGCTCACTGGGCAGCCTCCTCGAGGTCGGTGATGCGGGCAGCCTTGCGGGCCTTCGCCGCAGCGATCGCCTTTTCGATCGCCGAACCCGCAGCCATGTCGATCGTGGGCTTGGGCTCAGCCTTCGCGGCGAGCTTGGCAGCCTTGGTGTTGAGACGTTCCACACGTTCCGTGTCACGCTTCACCCGTGCCTCTTCACGGGCGGCCTCCCGAGCCGCTGCAGCCGCGACCTTCTCGAGGTCCGACTTGCGGTAGGCCTTCTTGCTCGGGGCCTTCCAGGCGCCGACTGTGTCCATCGTCGCGTTGAGCGCGTTGGCCGCATCTTCCCAGTCCGGGTAGACCGACTTGTCGATCGACGCGAGGAACTTCGACGCTTCCGCGATGACTGCGTTGAGCCGATTGAGGCGGTACTCCACGTCACAGGGCTTCGCGGAGGGGGTGATTCGGGCGGATTTGCTCTTCATGATTACACTATACCTCTTTCGTGGTCGACTTTGCACGGCGTCGACGCATTTCGTTTGTAAACTCTTGCAGGGTCCAGCCATGGACGATGCACAGGTCCGCCTCGGCCGCCCACATGCTCGCAGCGAGACGTGCATAGCGCTCGGGGTCGTCGAGGCTGCGGAACATACCCGCGGAGTGGGTGCTGATCAGTGCAGACCAGGCGAGGTCGAGCTTCTCGTAGGATGTTCTCTCGGTCACGAATACACCTTGCCCCGAATGGGGGTAACTTTGCACTGGGCTCAGGCCCAAAAGCGACCGTTGTGGACGTCAGCGCCCGGGCCGATGTGGGTTCCCGAGGCGATTCTGCGTTCCTCCTCGTCACACCAAGCCGCCTGGAGGCGGACCATCATGTCGTCCCAGTCCCGAGAAGGGGTGAGGTTGAGGATGTCCTGGACGAACCAGAACTGTTGGTTGGTGTAGTTCCCAGAGCGAAGGAGCTCGAGGAGCTTGGCGGGAGAGGCGTTCTTCATGACTTTGTCTCCTTGATCCTTACAGTTCCACTGTACCACGTTCGTCGGCGACTTTGCACAGAGTCTCAGTCGTTCGCGACGACGAGGACCACCGGGGTCGCGAGGTTCTGTGAGGCGTACAGCATGCTGTCTTCGAGCAGGCGCACACCCTGGTTGACGAAGGTGACCGTGTTGCCCGTCTTGGGGCTGCGCACCGCGATCACCCGCGGCCACACGCCGGGGCCGAACCCGAGGGTCGAGGCGTCGGCCGTGCCGACCTGACCCGACCAGTAAAAGAGTGAGCCGTCGAGAGTCTTGATGTTGTCCATGATTCCAGTATACCCTTTCGCTGTTGAACTTTGCACTGGGCTCAACCCCATTGTTGGGGAATGGCCTTCCGCAGGACCTCGAGGATTCCACCATAAGCGCCCAGGTCTTCCCCGTCCAGGTCCGACAGGGCCGCACGGATGCGTTTGGCTTCCTCGAGGGTCATGTGGACGTCGACGCCGAGGTCACCGTTGCGGACGAAGGTTCGTGAGGTGCGAGTGGCTTCCATGGTTCTACTATACCCTTTTCAAGGTGGACTTTGCACAGGAACACGATTGAAAGTGACTTTCAACAGTGATTACACCCTCGATGTAATTCTTTCAACTTCCCTTGAAGGAATGGCCCTCAGAGCGCCACATGATGGCCCTATAGGTATACCTACCATGGAGGGGCTGGGAGTGTCCCTGCGAGTCAACGGGATAGGCCAGCGGCCGGAACCCCGGGGCTGCCTGGGTGTGCAGCCCCGCGCGGGAGCGTCATTGAAAGTGACTTTCAACAGTGAAACCTGTGCAAAGTTCACCAACGAAGTGGTACAGTGGAACTGTAAGGATCAAGGAGACAAGGTCATGAAGAACGCAACGCCCACCTACTACTCGCTCAAGATGGTCGACCACCGCTGGGCCACCGTCGAGGTTGCAGTCGTGGAGGCTGCCGACGAGGCAGCGGCCCTGAAGATCGCTGGGCGACTCTTCCCCCAGTTCAAGGACGACTACGGCACGGTGGCTCGCACCACCGCCCGGGCCCACAAGGCCTTCGTGAAGCGGCTCGGCAAGCGCATCACCGAGGCGGAGCAGGTGGTCGAACGCCTGAAGGCGCTCGCCGCCAAAGTTCAGCACTGAGTGCAAAGTTCACCAACGAAGTGGTACAGTAGAACTGTAAGGATCAAGGAGACAACATCATGAAGACGCTCACCAAGACTGGCACCCTCATCAACACGGCCCTCCCGGAGGGCGTCGACAACCCGGCGGTCGGTGGGGTCTTCGTCCTGAAGGACGACCCGGCTGCCTGGTACACGATCACGGCCGTCGGCAAGGTCCGCGGGGTGACCACTGGCCTCCGCACCCTCAACGGCACGGGCACCCGCACTGCGCAGGGCCTGGCCTACTACGAGGCGCGCGAGGGCCGAGACGAGGTGTACAACTACCTCCCGGCTGGTACCCCGGCCGCAGTGAAGATCCTCGCTGCTTACGACGAAGCCTGGGCCTGAAGAATTTCGCCGCCCAGTGCAAAGTCACGAGTGAAAGTGGTATACTGAGACCATGAAGAACATCAACATCTCAAACCGCGGTATCGCCGTGATTCGTTCTCTGATTCATGCTCGTGTCGAGCAGCTGACAGACACGCTCGGCCCCGGCGTATCACAGGGTCAGCAGGACTACGTGCGAGAGACCGTGGGTGAACTATCTCAGATCCTACACGAGTTGCGGCGTGTTGCAGGATCTGAGTTCTGAAGGCAGTGCAAAGTTCAACCACGAAGGAGTATACTACAACCATGGCAACCAACATCATCTGGCGCAATCCCCGTCCCACCCTCACCGTCGAACCCGCAGGCAGCCGCCAGCTGGGCCGGTGCTACTACGAGTCGACCTACAAGGTGACGTCAACGTCTCCCCTCACCCCTGAGACCATCACGGCGCTCCGTACAGCGCGGCTGGTCGGGGTCGGTCAGGAGTTCTCGTCCGCCCAGGTCCTCGCCGATGGCCGCAAGATCCCGCTCGTCGAGGTTCAGGACCCCTCGGGCGCTGATGAGGTCGAGGCCATTGAGATCGACACCGATACTGGCAAGCCCACCGGTCGGCCGGCGGTGAACCCGTACAACGGCAACCCATACCCGCTCCACAAGTTCTCCTACTACGTCTACGAGTGCGTCACTCGCTGCGACTCGGGCGACTGATCCCGTGCAACCCAACACTCTGGAGGGGTGTCCGAGTGGTCTAAGGTAGCTGTTTCGAAAGCAGCCGTGGGGGAGACCCCACCGGGGGTTCGAATCCCTCCCCCTCCGCAGATGAAAGTAACTTTCAACAGCGAAAAGCTGTGCAAAGCGCCACGGAGCCGTGGTATGATGATCTTACAAGGTGGCAAGGAGCCGCCCCTCACGGAGAACACAAGGAATGAGCAAGATGAACCTCAACGTCGGTATCAAGGGTCTGAAGCGCGGCACCAACATCAACGAACTCACGGTGCCGGCCGCCCTGCGCGACCGCAAGAAGGTGGGCATCTCCTGGTTCGACGACGCGATCGGCGGCGAGGGCATGGTGCCCTCGAGCGTGATGATGCTCACCGGTACCCCCGGCGCCGGCAAGACCACGATGCTCCTCCAGCTGGCGGACGCCATCACGAAGGCGGGCCACGTGTGCCTCTACAACACGGGTGAGGAGTCCCTCTACCAGGTCAAGATGGTGACGGAGCGCCTCGGCCTCAAGGCCGGCTTCAACGTGGGCCAGGACACGGTCGTGACCGACCTCCTGAGCCACGCCGACTGGCTCCGCAAGGGGAACCCCGGCAAGCAGGTGTTCATCCTCCAGGACTCCCTCCAGACCCTGGACGACGGCAAGTACGGCGGTGCGACCAACTCGATGACCCCGGTCCGCGCGACCGAGATGCTCACCGACTGGGCCAAGTCCAACTACGGCATCGTGTGCTTCATCGGCCAGGTGACGAAGGGCGGCGACTTCGCCGGCAAGCAGACCATCCTCCACGCGGTCGACGTCCGCGGTCAGCTCTACATCGACGAGGAGAAGAAGAGCGAGACCTACGGGGAGCGCATCTTCGAGGTCACCAAGAACCGCTTCGGCTGCTCGGGGCGCTCCTACGTCCTCGGCCTCAACCGCCAGGGTCTGTACGAGAAGGGCTCCTTCGGCGGGGCGTCGTGAGAGGGCGGGAGGGGAAGTGAACATGGCACTCTCACCCGAGAACATCGCGAGGGTCCGTGCCGCGCAGAAGGAGGCGGGGGACCACCTGCAGGGCAAGCTGCCCCCGTGCAAGTTCCTGAAGAAGCGCAACCCCCATGCCCACATCTGGGAGCGGCTGAAGGCCCGCCTGGGCCGGTCCTACCGGGACTGCGACGACAGTGAGGTGGGGGAGATCCTCCGCCTCATCGAGTGGTACCGAAATAATCCTTGCTGAACTGTGCAAAGTTGCCCCGGGGCGGGGTAGAGTAGAACCATGGACACTGAAAGCTTCCTCGGCGACCTCATCGCGGCCATCGCACTGCTCGCCCTCACCTACATCATCACGGTCGTCCTCTTCTCCCTCTGACCCAAGGTAGACACATGTACAACTTCCCCGACTCCGACCACACCGACTCCGACGACGACCTGCAGGCTGCCCTCACCCGGGAGCTCTCCCCCCGCGAGTCCGCCCGACCCGACCTGTCCCGCCTCCCGGACGCGATCTCCGGCGGGCTGCCCCTGTTCGGGGAGGGAGACCGCATCATCATCGAGCGCCGGGCGATCGTCCTCCCGGGCAAGCCGTACCTCGACACCCGCACCTACAAGGTCAAGCGGGTCGACCCGATCAGCGGGGAGATCAAGCTGTTCGACGAGCAGGCGGGCAACAACGCCTACGACAACTGGAAGGTTGGGCTGCTCCACGGCCAGGTCTACAAGTTCGCCGCGGCAGGGGTCACGTCCTCGAAGCGGAAGCGTGGTCGCCCCCGGAAGACCCCGGTCGCCCCTCTCCCCTCTCCCTCTGACACCCCTGAGACCCCGAAGCGTGGGAGGGGACGCCCGAAGGGGAGCAAGAACCGGGGGAGGGAAGTGATCGCGGCGGAGAAGGCGGCGAAGAAGGTCGCCCGGGCCGTGAAGCGCCGGGGCAAATGATTCCCGCGCGCGATACGCTAACGTCCGGGCGCGCGTCGACCTCGCGGGTGCGCGTACCCCTGCCCGATACGCTAACGTCCGCACGCGCGCACACAGGTACCCATGCCCGATACGCTAACCCCCGCGCGTGAGGGGGAACCCGAGTGGGTGGAGATACACAGCCTCTCCCCCGGGGACCTGGTCGACCTCACCACCCTCGCGCCGTCGAGGCTCGGAGGCCGGGCGGACGCGGTGCTCGTGCTGGGAGTGACCCTCTCCCCCGACGGCGCCCACGTCGACGTGGAGTACCTCGGTGCCCGGGGCCGATCGGTGATCAGCCGAGGGTCCAGTTGGAAGCTCACCCGGCACTCCCGGGGCGGGGGTGACACCTGCAAATCGATAGGAAAACAGATGGGGCGGAGCGGGGGGCGGAGATGAGACGAGAGAGAGACCGCAGGCTGCCGTGGCTACCCCGCCGGGGAGAGCTGTGGATCGACCCCACCGGTGCCCTCACGCTCGTGGTCGGGAGACCCAGGCCTGAAGAGGGACCCGCACCCCAGCGCTGGAGGGTACGGTGCCTCGGAGGGGAGGGAGGGTGGTGGTGCTCCCGGGGAGACACCCTGCGGGGAGGGGAGGGCGGGGGACCGCGGAGGGTCGCGGGAGGGCACCGCGAGTGATGCGAAGAATCGCATGCGATTTCTGGAAGCCCGACGTGGGTTAAGTGCCCCTCCTCCCCATAGTGCCCCACGCCCCTCTGGGATGGCCCCGATTTCCCCGCCCCACTCGAGCACCCGTGGGATGGCATGTCCCCGTGTACATAGATCCCGTGCCCCGCAGGTGGGGAAGTGCCTCGCTGCATGCATTAGTAGTG